TCAAATGACCAGTTTTTTCCATTCCTTACCGCGTGCGTCGTTGTAAATATCGGTCATTTTTTGATTCGAATGGCCCAGCAAAATTTTGGTATCAACCCCCTGCTCTCTGAACAATCGCTCTGATAAAGATCTCTGCTCATGGAAAGAGGGTGGGGTGCCATTAGCACGCCAGTTGTAATCCACAGAATCCCGGGCTTTTTTAAATGCAACGGTTAATGTTGCTGGCTTAACCATCCCGCCGCGCTTAGCTGTCCCTTTCGCGTGATGGTGGTGCAATAGCCACGGACTAAGAACGCAATCGCGGCAGGATGACACCACATCATCTAGGGTGAGATTTAATTTATCGCAACGCAGAGCCAGAGGGATGGCAATCCGGGTTCCTGTTTTTTGCTGTTCGACATGAAGATAACCATCCCGGATATCCGAAAATTGCATTTTGCAAATATCTGAAAGGCGCTGGCCTGTCATCAGTGCCAGCAGCATACCGCGCTGTAAAAAGTAACCATCCTTTTCCGCTGCGTTATAAATCATCATCCACTCATCAAAAGTCAGTCGCTGTCTTGATATCCGCACCTGCGGTTTTTTTGCCGATTCTGCAGGGTTAAAGCCTGGCGGGACATCGCCCGTTTGCTGAGCTTCCCGGAAAATATCGATCAGTACTTTCCTGAAAATTTGTCCCATTCTGTTATGTCCTCTGGCCTTGTACTCTTCCAGTACTGATACCACATCTTTTACGGTTATGGCATCTAACGGTCTGGTGCCAAAACGTTCATCAAATACCCTGAGAGGGGCCGCTTTCTGTTTCAGCGTGTTGAGTTTGATCTCGCCGTTTTCATATCTTTCCTGTTGAATTTTTCTGTAATTATTCAGAAAAATGGTAACGGTTGATGAACCGCCGGTATCACTAATAATTTTCTCCTGCAGACTGAGCATTTGTTCCATTTGCTGCCGGGCAAGACGGCTGTTCGCTTCTGCTGCAATAGTTTCTGCCAGTTTCTGGTCAATACTGCCGAGACCGTGATTTTTGCCTGTTATGGGATGCCTGTAACGCCAGTAAACTTTGTTATTTCTTTTGTCAAAATACGGAGATAATCCCGGAACATCGGTTTTATATTTTCGCGGGCGCGCCATCTTCCAGTATCCTCTTCAAAGCAGGGTGATCTGTGGCGATCACCTCCGGCTTGTTTACCATTCCGACAAAGCGAGCTTGCGGATCCACTCGCCAGCGTCTTCCAACTTTTTTGGGGAGAGGAAATATCATTCCGGCTTTAGCGTATTTACTTAACGTACTCGGAGTAGGGACCGGTTCACTGAATTCCTCTTTTGCCCACTCAGTGAGCAGAATAAGTCTTGCCATGAGCGTCGTTCGCTAATCATGGTCGCCGCCACTATAGCTGGTGGGCAACGACCGGGGTTGAACATTAAAAATCAGCCTGATTTGGGATCAGTTTTTGCCAGATAGCTGAAACGTATTTTGCCTGGTAACGGGCGTCATCAAGTGCATTATGGCGCTCACCTTCGAATGGAATAGCCGTTCTGGCATCGAAGTCTATGGCTTTCCCCAGCTCAACGATTGTGCGTACATCGCGATCGTTGTAGTAACGCCACGGGCAGGGGATCCCCTGCCGTTCGTATGAACGGCGCAAAATCGTGTTGTCGAAGTTGGCTCCATTTCCCCAAACCTGAACAAAAAATTCACCGGAGTTTTCGTCGATAAATTCCCGCAATTGTAACAGTGCATCATCTAACGGGATTTCATCGGTCATAATGGCAGATTGCGCTTCGCGTGATTGCTTAAGCCACCATTTAATGGTGTCCCGATCAATGACTCCGCCAGCAGTTTCCAGATCGATAGTCTTACTAAATTCCGGTCCCATATCTCCGGTTTGCGGATCGAAAAATATTGCACCTATTGAGATGATCGGGGCATCAGGATTTTTTCCCATGGTTTCAAGGTCGATCATTAGATGGTCACACGTCCTGCTGGTGGATGTGATTTCGTGATGACCGTTCACCTTAATTGAGCGATCTGCCGTCTCGCCAGTTTCATTATCGCTATCGTGATGCTGATTGCCGCCAGTGTTCTCCTTGTGTGGATGTTCAGCGCCTTCCATTTCCTCCGGATCATCTTCCTGAACTTCAACCTGATACTCTTCATCGAATGTTTCCTGGTATGTTGCGTCGCCCATCACCGCGCCACAATCAGGGCAGTTGCCGCCGCCGGTCTGACCGCAGGCGGTGCAGACTTTTTCCACTTCCTGTTGCGCCACTGGTTCAGGCTGTTTCGTTTCTGGCTCGTTTTGTAACGCATTTGGGCTGTTTTGTTCCGCTTTTTGGTAGTTCCGTTCCGATTCATGCTGGTTCTGGTTCACAGAATCGCGGGTCTGGATCCCCTTAACCCATTTCGGATCATTCGGGTCACTAATCCCTTCAACAAATTCACCACGTGATGCAGCAAGCAACTTATCGGCGTCAGGCTGGCTGATATTGGCTGCCTGCATAATTTTGTTTACTTCGTCAGCGGTAACTTTTATCGGCTCTGGTTGTTCTGAATCTTCAGCGGTATCTACATTTTGCGGTAAGCCCGTGTATGTGCCATTTTTTCGGGCAAAATATTCTTCTTTTGTGATTTCAGTGGCGCCAGCAGCCAGTGCCTTATCCAGACCAGAAAGTTTGTTTGCGCGACCGCATTTTTCTCCGTCCTTATCTGCGAAGAGGAAATAGAACGGCCCCTCACGCTCTACAGATGGTTCAGCTTCCGGCGCGGTTTCATTTTTTGGGATATCAGATACCTCAGTTTCCACTGCATCAGTTTGTGTTTCTGATGACTGGAGAACATCAACAGTGCCCAGGTCTGTTTCTTCATTCTCAAACACGCCCTTTGTCGTCAGGTATTCGCAGATATATTTGTTCAGTGCTATGGGATCTTTGTGAATGTCGATCGGACGCTCACGGACAAGGCCAAAAATAGTTTGGCGGTCGTAGCGAAGGGCATCAGGCTGTTTGCGCATTGATGCCGAGATACGCTTCCAGTCTTCGCGGTCGTTGTCGATAACTTCATTTTTTGCCCAGCGATGGATGCTGCCGTCAATGTTTCCGGCATCCACATCACCAGGCCAGAGAGCGTAGGCCAGTTCGTCATCCAGTGTTTTCCATGTCTGCTTGTATTCGCGATGAATGGCAGCAATGACCGGGCTGATTTTTCCTGTTGAATTTTCACTGTGCTGTTGATTGGTTCTGGCGCGGGCGAGATCAATAACAGACGTGTATTTTCCGGTTTCCTTGCGTTCACCTTCGCGACGTTTTTTCCAGATGCGCATCTCTGCCTGAATTTCGGGCCATTTGGCACCAGGCTTACATTTATGCTTAACCCACCCGATGGCATGCAGCTTAAGCTCCGGATACATGGCGTTAACTTCTGGCATTTTCATCAACGCTTCAACGATATGTCCGTCGAATGTTGCCATGTCTTCCTGCAACAATTCCTGTGCGCTAATAACCATATCAACGGTGATGTTTTCACATGTGTCGAACTTAACCATGACAGCGTTCTGTACTTCAGGGGCCAGCTTGTCAAAAGTGACGTTCATCGGATCTGATTCAGTCTCAACCGGGACAAAGGAAGCAGACTCCTCATCCCAGCGGTTTTCCTGCATATATTCAGCATCCCATGAATCGAGGGCAGGGCGGGGTATGCCAGGTTTATCCTCGCAGACAATAAATTTATAAGCGCAGTCCTGAGCAGCCGGATAATGTTCCAGGAATTGCCAGTGAAATTTTGCTCGAGCACGGCGTTCGTCGCCAGCTTCAATGGCTGTGGCTACAGCCACAGCGCCTTCTTCCCTTGTTGCCAGTTCGTCAGGAATAGCAGCGCAAATAAAGACCTTACTCATTTTGTTTTAACCTCATTACAGATTTCAGGGTGAACGAATCCCTGCCATTGCTGGCATTTTTAATCCGTTGGTATGGTGTTAATATGGCTGGAGGGTTATCCAGCCGGTGTTTCGTTATTCAGGTACAGCGATACTTTTTTTAGCGGGAGGCATTCACCAGAAATTTTTTGCTCGTCTCTTGCCTGGAGGCAGGATTCTTTACTTGCATAAATTCCGGTAATCACATTCTGTGATTCACCCGTTATAAGAAAAACCGTCATCATCAGTGCAAATGCTGAAGTCATTGACGTTCTCCGAAAATACCAAGTTCAAGAAGAGCAATTCGGGAAAGTATGGAATTATCATTGAGCAGATAAGGCTCATATTTCCTCATATTAATGGCATCTTCAGTAAACTCCCGGTTACTGAGCAGAACACCAATATCAAAACAACCTTCAGACGTATTAACGTTTGGTAATAACGTTTCCATTATCGCGTCCTCAACAATGAATTTTGTGATGCGGTGCCTGGTGCCTCCAGGTGACGTTAACCAGTTAACAATTAACGCCGGATACAGAGAATCCACCCATAACACTGTTTTTGGTTTTAACTGTTCCGCGTGCGCTCAGCCGCATTCACCACATCACAAAATTCACTTTAAAAAGGGCGGCAGAGCAGTCACGGAGTAAAACTGATACCGCCAAACGTCACCAGAAAATTGATAACAGAGGGCGTTGCAGCGGGGTTGTCACTTAAGCGTATGGTCAACCTGACAACCCGGTGTCCTCAGCGGGGAAGGAATAACCCCGCCATACTTACCGCCGCGCCATTTCGCGGATTGCCACAACCGGAAGCGCACGGTCGAACTAAATTTAACGACACCGTACAGAGAGACCAATTTCGCCGTGCGCTTTCGCGTTATGCCCTGACTTTTCAGGGACATATCCTTTCAGTAAACTGTCAGTGCCGGATTCTTATCCGTGTCCGGCGCACGACCACACGCTGTCACGAGAGGTCTCCATTCTCAACCAGTAACCTCAATGGAGGATAAAATGTCAGAGCAGGAGTTAAAACTTGGTGCATGTTATTGTGTTCTCAAGGAGCTGGTACACATGCTTCCATCTACTCAGTATCAACAGTTAGTTGGCAATTTAAATCAGCGAATCGAAGCTATGTTAAAATCTGATGGTTTTAATAACGTAGAAACGCTGATGCTAAAAAGATATCTTGATGGATTAATCAGATAACATTTTTTTACGGCGTTCATATTCGTTAATATTTATGAAGCCTGTTGCCAGAAGCAGTTCGTTAATTTCATGGTTGTTTGGCTGTTTCTGGCTCTTTGAGCTGGGATCTTCCACTTCTTTTTCTGCAAATTGTTTTGCTGTATCCTCTGTGCCATGGATATTTAAAGCTGTATCTGAAAACAGCCCAGTAAACGCATCGCGCACATTACGAGCCATATTATCAGTGTCTTTTTTTGTTACCGATTCCAATTCAAGTTCGTTCAGACGATGACGAAGTGTGTGTGCTGCAATCTCCTGGATTGAAGGAGGTAAATCTTTAAATTCCATCGTCAACCTCATCAGTCAGTGTTTCTTGCTAACCAGCGATGCGCGCCAGCTGCGGTTTTAAACGTTTTACTTTTGGTATACGTCATCGCGGTGAAGGTGCCGTCCTGGTTAGGGAACACACCGCATACCAGAGATTCGTTGTTGCCAAGATCGATAGTATCCATGCTGACCTCATTTCCCCTTAACGCCGGGGTAGCGGAACAAAAACCTGCTGCATAGTTATTAAAGTTGAACCCTGCCGTCATGTTCTTACGCCTCGGGCTGGCTACTTAACCCCTGACCACTGCCTGGTAACTCGAAGTATTGCCCTGCATTCTGTGGGGTGGGGAGAGGGAATGAATGAAGTTTAGAAAAATGAACTTTTCAGGTCAATGTTTTTTTATCAAAACATTTTAAGCAGGCAGTTGTTAAGCCATCACCACGATGGCATACAGTTAATCAAATAAATGAGGTCGGTTAAATATCTTGTTGAATTTTAAAGCATACGCCCAATATGCAAGATAGATCATCCAGCATAATTGAAGGGTAGCGAGGATTCGTGGGGACTAAAAGAATATCCGGCCCTTCTATCTCCAGTTTACGAATGACAGGTGTTGTGGTCCCTTTGGGTAAGGCAAGGACAATATTTCCCGGTTGTACGGTTCGATCGGGATCAACAAAAACTGTTGAACCATTTGGGATGGAAACTCCCCCACCAGATGTTGACATACTGTCACTCTCTAGAACAACTGCAAAGGTATTGGCCGGGATTTCTCCGACAAGCTGCACACAAGAGGTTATTGAGGAATTTTTCATATAATCACTCCAGCTTGCTGCCTGCTGAAGTGATAGTAGCGGAACCGTTTTTATCGGCGGTAAAGATAGATCAAGCGAATCACCTGTATTTAACTCTCCTCCATTAAGAAGCCAATTTTCGTTTACTTTCAATATGTTTGCCAGTGAACTTATGTAACGCGAGGACGGCGCTCCTCCACCGTTCATCCATTGACTTACGGAGCCTTTTGATGCGCCAGTGGCATTGACAAGGTCTTTGCCTTTCAGGTTTAGCGCATGCATACGTTGGGTTATGCGTTCAGATATTGTTTGCTTGCTCATGTTTTGATTTTAAAACACAGATGGTTTTGTTTCTTGACTTTCTTTGGTTTTGATTATTAAACTTTTGGCGTTCAGTTTTATGGAGCGACTCATGAAAAAATCAGAAGTATTAGGCTATTTTGGCGGAGTTGTTAAAACAGCCGCAGCTCTAGGAACGTCAAAAACCACAGTCAGCATGTGGGGGGAAGAGGTTCCGTGGAAATGGGCGTTGCTAATTCAGGCAGTCACTGCCGGGGCGCTCAAATATGAGTTACACATACCGACGGTTGTCATTCCCGGTTCAGATCATAATCCGCCTTCTAACCAAGGGGGGATTCATGAAAATCAAGCATGAACACATCCGCATGGCGATGAATGCCTGGGCGCGTCCTGATGGCGAAAAAGTTCCGGCAGCTGGAATAACCCAGGCTTATTTTGAGTTGGGTATGACGTTTCCTGAACTGTACGACGACAGCCATCCGGAAGCCCTGGCCCGTAATACCCAGAAAATTTTCCGTTGGCTGGATAAAGACACCCCTGATGCTGTTGAAAAAATGCAGGCTCTGTTACCGGCGATCGAAAAGGCGATGCCGCCTTTGCTGGTGGCCCGTATGCGCAGCCACAGTTCTGAATATTACCGTGAGATCGTCGAACGGAGGGATCGGCTGGTGAAGGATGTCGATGATTTTGTTGCGTCAGCGGTTGTTTTGTATGACCAGATGAATCGCGGCGGCCCGGCAGGGAATGCTGTGGTGATGCACTAAAAGCACGGTGTTCGGGGGTTTTATGAGCAGCAAGCTTCATGGTCTTGTCTGGGAAGGGTGCGCCTTCACCGGCATGATCTTATCCAGGGTGGCGGTTATGGCCCGTCTTGCAGACTACAGCAATGACGAGGGCGTGTCATGGCCTGCCATTGAAACTATCCGGCGTCAGATCGGTGCAAGAAGTGAATCCACAGTGAAATCGGCTATTGCAGAACTGGCGAAAGAGGGCTGGCTGACGAAGGAAGAGCGTAAGGTCGGTGGGCGTAATGTAAGCAATATCTATCGGCTTAATGTGGAAAAACTCGAAGCAGCTGCGGCGGCGGCGCGTGAGTCATATAAACCGAAAAGAAAAATTAGCCCGGCAAAAAATGACCCGTTAACAGTTGACCCGTCAAATATTGACCCCTCAACGGTTGACCCGTCAAATTTTGATGGATCAACCGTTGATAAAAAACTGCCGATTAGGGGGGCGATGATTGACCCCGATCCGTCAGTATTAAAACCTGATCCGTCAGATAAAAGATCTTCTTGTCCGGACGCTTCGCAACCGGACCCGCAGACGGCTGAACAGGATTTTTTAACCCGACACCCTGACGCGGTTGTGTTCAGTGCGAAAAAACGCCAGTGGGGAAGTCAGGAAGATTTGGTGTGCGCACAGTGGATCTGGGGACGAATCGTGAGTCTTTACGAGCAGGCGGCCAGCGATGATGGCGAGATCACTAGACCGAAAGAACCCAACTGGACAGCATGGGCCAATGACGTTCGCACAATGCGGATGCTGGATGGCAGAACTCACAGACAAATTTGTGAAATGTTTGGGCGTCTCCAGCGGGATTCGTTCTGGGTAAAAAACATCATGAGTCCGGCAAAACTCCGGGAAAAATGGGATGAACTGGTTATCCGCCTGGGGCGTTCGCCTGCGCAGCGTTGCGTGAATCACATTTCTGAACCGGACACTGAAATTCCGCCGGGCTTCAGGGGGTAAGTGTTAATTTCTGGTCATGAGGTAATTTTCAGGAGGGCTTGTGGCAAAAGTTTTTACACAAGAAGAGCGGGAAAAAATTAAAGGGCTGATCGTGGAATTCGTACGCCTTAACGGACGAGGCACGATTCGGCAGTTATCGGATGAAATTGGTGTCAGTCATACGTCTGTCGGTCGTTTATGCATGGAGCTGGCCGCCAGTGGTGATGTTTACAATTCCGGTTACGGAGTATTCCCGTCTGAGCAGGCGCGCAAGGACTGGCAAAACGCCCGCAAAAAACTCTCAAGGGCAAAGCTGAAGAAACCATCTGTGGTTGATCCGGACCTTATCTGGCTATTACCTGACGGAGAAATACGTCGCTACGACAGGCGTCAGAACATAATCTGTCGCGAGTGCCGGAAGAGCGAAGTTATGCAGCGCGTACTGGCGTTTTATCAGGGGAATTTTGAGGAGGTGGTGCGGTGAGTGAATCAAAATGCCAGGTTAATGGCAACAAGATAGAACCATGTGCAGCACTGGCAAAGTCCCTTGAGCATGATGCTGAATACACGATGCGAAAAGGTCTGCTGATATACAAAATCTGGAATGAGAGTTTAACTCGCGGTCCTGATTTTGTGATGTTGCGTTCCGGTGAATTTTCTAAATTACCAGTTCGGGTTTCATTTTGTCCGTTCTGTGGTGAAAGTCTGAAAACGTGGGAGAACAGAAATGAATGAAATCAAAGAAATACCAGTAGTACGTGATGAATATGGCTGCTGGACGCATCCTGAATATGAAAAATTCTGTGACGGTCGGGAATATATTTCAACGGAAGAGTTTAACGCCTGGATGGAGGAAAATAATCTTCAATACGTCCTCTGCTTCAGAGATGAAGGATGTGCTGACCTTGATGCGCGTGATGCTGATATTTCTGCATGGGAACCGGAACGACCAGAGGGCAATGGATGGTTTATTGGTTCAATACATGACACCGAAGATGGCCCGGTTTGTGTATGGCTGAGAAATAAGGCCGAAGCATAAAGGCTATAAACCGACTAACAACTAAATACTGAAGATTTAAATCAGAAACGATTTTTATTAAATCCTTAACCGGAGGGATTCCTGCACCCTCAGAACATCAGGAGGCCGTCCGAAAGGGCGGTAGTGAAATGCGAAAATTCAAAATAATTATTGAAACGGGAATAGCCGGTGGAGATTTCGAGGATGAATTCGAAGTGGATGATGATGCAACACCAGATGAAATACAGGATGAAGCTAAAGATATTTTCTTTAACTACTGCAATTACTCATACCACGAAATAAAAGACGAAGAGGAAGAACAAAATGGCTGATTTTGGTTCAACTAAATATAACGCCAGTTTTGAAGAATGGCATGAACTGTTAATGGATTATGCAGAGTTACGCGGTAGAAGTGCCGCTGATGCTGAAGCATGGCGTGATGATTATGAAGCAGGGAAAACACCGGTCGAAGCATATTGTGATGAGTGGGGCGATGAATGAGCGAGATTAATTATCAGGAAGGGCATGAAAAGGCAGGGCAGGCAAAACCAGTGGCATGGCGATATCGCTACGTGAAAAAAGGCGTTACAGACTTTCAGGGGAAGCAGTGGGTTGGTGACTGGAAATATGTCCCGACAAAAGAGGATTGTAACGACAGACCAAACTATGAAATTCAGGCGTTATTCACGGCCCCGCCAGCTTCGGTGACATCAGAAGGACTGGTTAAAGCTGTGCGCTTTTATGAACAGGTACGGCGTGAGGATCCGCCAGTTGAAACCGGAGCATGGAAAGACGCTATTGACTGGGTACTCAAGGAGGCCTGCCTGGTTGTAAACACGGGCATCAAAGGAGGCTGAATGGGTATTGCCGCAAGTTATACCATGCATCTCTATTGTGATTGCCGCCAGTGTACGGATGGCAAATATCAGTCGCCAGATTTTGGTGAGTATATCGGTACGTCATGGGCTGGCTGTGCAAAAGAGGCACGTAAAGATGGGTGGCGAATAAGTGCCGACAAAACGCGTGCTTTTGCGCCAGGGCATAAAATTTTGAGGAGCAACAAAGGAGAGTGATGTGCCTACATTATTCAGAAAAGAATATCCGCGAAAAAGTAGAGCGACAGAATTTTTGTTTCTCATTCTGTTTATCGTGTTGATGATACCGATATCCCCGTTAATTCTGGTATGGGGAATCGGAAAAATAATTGAGCCAGTTATTGAATTGTATAACGACGTGGTATGGGCTCCGTTCAACACACTGCACAATAAAATTAATCCGTATAAGGAAAACTGATATGGCAACTTTGACAAAAAAAGAACAGGCATGGTTGAACGAATTACAGGACGTTCTTGATCGCTGTCCATCACCGAAAAAAATTGGTTTTTACACCATTGGCGATAAAAGCATTTACCTGTATGACCTGCGCCGCATGGATGAAATCATGGAGGCTCTTGATAATCGTTCGTCAATGGATTGGTGTGTTGCTGTCCATGATATGAATGCAGGGTTTGATGAAAAGATTTTGTTCCCCTCATCAGTTGAAAGCACTGCGGGTTAAGGAGTAACACATGACCACTATTACCAAAGAACGTATTGAATTGTTCATTAAAAACCCGCTTGAAAACGGGCTTACCCGTGGTGAACAAATGGAACTGGCACGGATTGCGCTGGCATCGCTGGAAGCAGATCCAGTTAAACGAGTTAACTCAGATCAGATGCGCCGAGTCTGCTTAGAAGCTAATCGCCATTTAGATAAATATGACGCGATGGCGAAAGAGGTAAATAAGTTGCTTGGACGCATCGCCCCGCCAGCGCCGGTAGTGCCGGAAGAAGCAACTCCGGAAAACGTAGAAATGCTCTCTGGCTATGTTTCCACGTACAAATTAACCGATAGCGAGCGCGATATTGCTGCCGAAATATGGAACGCCTGCCGCACCGCCATGCTTCAGTCCGGAAACTTTCGGGAAAGCAAGAATTCGTCAACCAATAATTTTCGGGAAATCCCGGAAGCGTCAACCAGCTCTCCGGTAACTCCGGCTCTTCTGCCTGGTGGTTTCACCATTGAGGAGGCGAAGGAATTACATGAAGACCTGGTACGCAGCCACATAAGCAAGGCCTTAAGTGGCGAAAAGATGAAAAAGAAAGATCGCGATGCTGATTTGCGCTGGATTCATGGCGTTATAGTTCAGGCAGCGTGGTTTGTAAAAGCATCACTGGAGCAGAATGCACTATCGGGCAACTCTCCGGCAACTCCGGATGGTTGGATAAGCTGTAGTGAGCGAATGCCGAATACCAAAACAGCCGTTCTTGTTGCCGTGGAGTTTGACAGGAAAGGTGACTGGCGAATGAAATGGGCTACTTACATCCCCGGGCATCCTGACGCTAATGATGGGTGGATAATTCCTGGTGCGTCGTGGAAACCGTCACACTGGATGCCGCTACCAGAACCGCCGCAGGAGGTGAATCAATGAGCTGGCCTGAAGCATTAACAACGGTAGGAATTGCGATGGCGGTGGCGCTGGTGGTGTATTCGATTTGCCGCTGGGGATAAAAACGGTTTGCGGGAAAAGGAGAGTTAAGTAGAATTGCAGCGGGTGCTTGAGGCTATCTGTCTCAGGCATGAACACCAAAAGGCAGATAGAGAAAAGCCCCAGTTAACATTACGCGTCCGGCAAGACGCTTAACATTAATCTGAGGCCATATCTATGCTCTACACACGTAGGTTAGCCTCTTACGTGCCGAAAGGCAAGGAGAAGCAGGCTATGAAGCAGCAAAAGGCGATGCTAATCGCCCTGATCGTCATCTGTTTAACCGTCATAGTGACGGCACTGGTAACGAGGAAAGACCTCTGCGAGGTACGAATCCGAACCGGCCAGACGGAGGTCGCTGTCTTCACAGCTTACGAACCTGAGGAGTAAGAGACCTGGCGGGGGAGAAATCCCTCGCCACCTCTGATGAGTCAGGCATCCTCAATGCACCCGCGCTTAACCCGCTTCGGCGGGTTTTTCTAGCATCTATCTGGTTGACAAAGTCTATGTTAAATGGAAATATGGTTGACACCAAAACAACAAGGATATTACGGTCATGCAGAATTTATCTCAACAGTTGTTAGAAGCATATGACAAGGAGTGCCGCAAAGAGCTTTCGATCGCGTTAGCACAGGCTTATCTTCATTCGCATATGAAGGCAAAAGAGTTTGGTTCTTTTTGGGCTCAAGCACAGTCATATTTGCGCTGGTTTTATGCCGATGCATTGCTTGAGAATGCGGCTAAGCGTGTGGGGCTGGATTTTGAAGTCGGTAGCAATGCTGCTAAAAATTGTAAACACATTGCGATTCACTCGAACAACTGGAAAATGACGGCACATCATTTATCGGGTAATGCGCCACTTCCTAAGCAGGCATTGTATAGAGCTGTTTACGCTAATCAAAATTATGAATTGAATTTTGGGGATGAAAATGCCGACTCCCTGGATGGGAGAGCGTCTGGTGGACATGTTTATATGTTACATGATGGCAGTAATCAGCACTTGTCCAAACTGAATTTAACTGTTCCTTCTTCGGATAATTACGGGATTCTTTATACTGAGTCTTTACCAATTATGACGATGGTAGAAGTTGAAGCAGAAAATGTGGATTCTGAGATTGAAGATAAAATCAAGATTCTTACCGAGCAAATAATTAAATCACAGCAATCATGAGCATGAATATCGCACAAACACCATTTACTGATAAATCGTTTAATCCTCGTCGCCTTGAGGAGGCAAGAGAGGCAAAAGGGTTGACGATGGCTGAACTTGCCAGAGTGCTCAATATTTCAAGACAAGCTATTTCGTCATTTGAGAAGGGGTTGAAGTCTCCCTCTGCTGATACACTTTCTGCAATAGCCAAGGTGTTAGGATTTCCAGAACGATTTTTCTTAGCCTCCAGTGCTTCTCCATCTCTGGAGGGGGCGATTCATTTTAGAAGTCGTTCAACTGCGACCAAAAAGGCTCGAGTTACAGGGAAAACACGTGGGCGTTGGGCGGCATTAATATTGGATGAATGTCTAAAATATGCTCAATTACCAGATGTGGTTCTGCCTGAATTCGATATTATTGATTTTGAGGTTCTGTCTCTATCTGATATTGAGGATATGTCCACCCAATTAAGGCGTTTTTGGGGGTTAGGTGATGGTCCAATACTCAATTTAACTAGACTTGTTGAAAATAAAGGAATCGTGGTTTCTCATTTACCTTCTGGTGAGAAAGTTGATGCCTTTTCGTTCTGGCATAATGGGCGGCCTTTAATTATGTTAGATAGCTCGAAGACGGCTGTTCGCATGCGATTTAGTCTTGCTCATGAACTTGGCCATTTAATTATGCATAGGGCAGTGGAGGATGACTACCTGAATGATAAAGAATTATTCGACCTAGTGGAGTTGCAGGCCGATTATTTTGCCTCCAGCTTTTTAATGCCAGCCACGACTTTCGGGCGTGAATTTTATAGTCCAAATTTATCAGCGTTAGAACGATTAAAACTACGTTGGATTACATCTATCGGTAGTATTGCCATGAGGAGTCATAGCCTTAAGTTAATTAGCGATAATCAGAAAAGCTATATATTTAAGCAATTAGCGCCATTCCATCGTAGGGAGCCGTTAGATGATGCAATCCCAAAAGAAGAGCCTGAGTTACTTAATAAGTTACTTTTACTTCTTGATAAGCATTCAATCATAAAGGTAACTGAGTTAACTGATATCTTTGCTCTTCCTTTAAATGAGTTATCTGCAATTACACGATTTAAAGAATCAGATATGATTCATTCTGACAATGTTATTTCATTTACCATAAAACAAAAATAATTCTCATTCATGCCCGCCTCGGCGGGTTTTTGTTTTACGTATTCTGGTTTACAATCCACAGGCCAGCCTGAACAACTGGCACCTGCTGCGCCAGCAGAGACAACCGATGGCGCACGATACCAAATTATACAATTCTGATGATTCTGCCGTCTTTGCCAGCAGGCGCGGACGGTGTTTTCACGCATTCAAATCTGACTGGTACCAGCATCCCCCATGCACTGAAGAACAGGCCGAATGGCTCATTCAGTGTTACCGCAGGCGCGGATGCGAGGTTAAAAAAGCCCTTAGCCTCGACTACCGTCACTGGATAATCTCCGTCAGGCTCCCTTACTCCGAACGGCCAGCGCGTCCGTCCCGCACATTCCAGCAACGGATCTGGAGGTAATGTGCGGGTATTACTTCGACCTGTTCTGGTACCGGAACTCGGTCTGGTTATCGTTAAGCCAGGCCGTGAATCAATGTCAGCATTCCATAACGGCAGAATACTGGTGGAGCCGGAACCAAAAAGCATGCGTAATCTGCCGTCCGGGGTCGTTCCTGCCGCTCGCCAGCCGCTGGTGGAAGACAAAACATTGCTGCCGTTTTTCAGTAACGCACGGGTGATTCGTGCTGCTGGTGGTGCTGGTGCATTGTCTGACTGGCTGTTGCGCCATATTAAATCCTGCCAGTGGCCACACGGCGATTATCATCACAGCGAAACCGTCATTCACCGTTATGGTACCGGCGCAATGGTGTTGTGCTGGCACTGCGACAACCAGCTGCGTGACCAGACATCCGAATCACTCGAGCAACTTGCTCATCAAAACCTGTCAGCATGGATGATTGACGTCATCGGTCACGCAATAAGCGGTACGCAGGAGCGTGAATTATCTTTGGCTGAATTATCCTGGTGGGCGGTCCGCAATCAGGTGGCGGACGCGCTACCGGAAGCGGTATTACGTCGTTCGCTGGGGTTGCGTGCGGAAAAAATCCGCTCAATGTACCGTGAAAGCGACATCGTACCGGGAGAGCAGACCGCCACCAGCATACTGAAGCAGCGCACAAAAAATCTTGCGCCGCTGCCTCACGCCCACCAGCAAAACCCGCCACAGGAAAAGACGGTGGTCAGCATTGCCGTTGATCCGGAGTCACCGGCTCAGTATCTCCAGCGCCAGAAATCACAACGGGAAGAGATGCCTGTATACACGCGTTGGGTAAAAACGCAGAAATGCATGACGTGTGGCAATCAGGCAGATGATCCGCATCACATCATTGGTCATGGACTGGGAGGGATGGGAACAAAGGCTGATGATTTGTTTGTTATTCCGCTGTGCCGTAAATGCCATAGCGAACTACACGCCGGGGTAAAAGATTTTGAAGAAAAACACGGCAGCCAGCTGTTGTTGCTGATTCGTTTTTTAATGCACGCGAGAAATTCGGGTGTTCTGAAGTGGAAAGCATAAATGACTGAACGCATAGAATTTGTTTTGCCTTACCCGCCAACGGTGAACACTTACTGGCGACGCCGTGGCAGCACATATTTTATCTCGGAGGAGGGAAAGCGTTATCGCCGGGCTGTGGCGCTTATTGTTCGCCAGCAGCGGCTGAAATTAAGCCTGTCCGGAAGGCTGGCGATAAAGGTGATTGCAGAGCCACCGGATAAGCGTCGTCGCGACCTGGACAATATTCTGAAAGCACCACTGGATGCGCTGACGCATGCCGGACTTCTCATAGACGACGAGCAGTTTGATGAAATCAATATTGTGCGCGGTCAGCGCGTTCCTGGGGGGCGGCTGGGCGTGAAGATTTACCCCATAATGCTTGAAGGGCAGGTCAAAAAATGAAACTGGAAGATTTACCGAAATACTACTCCCCAAAATCCCCCGGCCTGACTGATGCATCGGCCTCAACGTCGAAAGATGCGCTGAGTATCACTGATGTGATGGCCGCGCAGGGCATGACACAGAATCGGGCTGAGATGGGGTTTTCTGCGTTCCTTGGGAAAATGGGCATTAGTATGAATGACAGAGAGCGGGCAACAGAATTGCTGACAGAATATGCACTCAGTCGGTGCGATCGTGTGGCGGCGTTGAGAAAACTTCCGGCAGAAATAAAACCGGTAGTGATGCGCATTATGGCTTCGTATGCGTTTGAAGATTATGCCCGTAGCGCGGCGAGCAAAAAACAGTGCCCCTGCTGTCACGGAAAAAAATTTATTGAAAGCGAGGTTTTTACAAACAAGATCCAGTATCCGGATGGTAAGCCACCAGTGTGGGCAAAGTGCACAAAAGGCGTGTATCCGTCTTACTGGGAAGAATGGAAAAAAGTCAGGGAGGTGGTAAAAGTTGCCTGTCCGGAGTGTGGCGGAAAGGGTGAGGTTTCCACCGCCTGTAAGGATTGCCGTGGGCGTGGTGTCGCCATTCACCGTGAAGAGTCGGTAAAACGTGGTATGCCTGTTATCAGAGACTGCCAGCGTTGTGGTGGTCGTGGCTATGAAAGACTACCATCAACGGAGGCATTTAATGCTATATGCGAGGTGACAAACCAGATAACACGCGCGTCATGGGAAAAAACAGTTAAGAAATTCTATGATGCGCTGGTGACCCGGTTTGATATTGAAGAAGCATGGGCTGAGCGGCAGTTAAAAAAGGTAACTAGGTAACAAGGTTGATTTTTCCGGAATCTGTGGTAAATTCGTCATAACGATGGGCCTTTTATGCCTGACGTTAGAAGAGTTTCTACAACCCGCCGCCGAGCGGGTTTTTTATTGCGGAATTAATTACGGACCGTTATTATTCTGCTCCCGGCCCTTTAGCTCAGTGGTGAGAGCGAGCGACTCATAATCGCCAGGTCGCTGGTTCAAATCCAGCAAGGGCCACCATCACAAACCGCCATTAGCTTATCAGGAAGAGCAGACGACGCGATAACAGGGTTGTTGGTGCGGGGGCGGGTCCCCGATGGCGGTCCATTATCGGTATTCAGCGTTGTTAGCTCAGCCGGACAGAGCAATTGCCTTCTAAGCAATCGGTCACTGGTTCGAATCCAGTACAGCGCGCTATATTCATTCTTCCAGATTCCTTCCGGCAGAGCCTTATACTGAAATATACCTGGCTCAGGATATTGTTGAAAATATTATATGTTTGTCAAAAATAAAAGTTCTGTTAAGTATTGATTGAGTGTTTGTTATACGGTCTAATGGTTTTTTCAGCATTAAATATTTATCATTCATATGGTGTGGGTAGAGTGAATATTGATGAGGCGTCGGGGTGTTTCATCCTTAGGCAGCGTATTGATATAGTCAATGCAGCACGAGCAAAGGCCTTCAGCCGTTTGACAGTTTTGTTCTGTACTCCTGATCGTCTTTCGGGAAGAGACGTTATTATTCTGAATAGTGATGCTATTCAGAGGGTTTGCGATGAGTTCATGGTTGCTAATTCAGAATTATTTGCTCTTGTTCAGGAGTACAACAGAATAGCCAGGACCTGTGGTATGGATGAACTTCGGATTACTCATCTGGGGTAGATACATATCTGGATTATCACTTGTTACGGTAAAAAGTGATTGCTTACTGTTTTTGTGAGTGGCATTGCAGCAGCCGGATAATGTCAGTGCTGGCTGACGGTGTGCTGGTGGCGGGTGTGGTGGTTGTTGCTTTCCCGTTGCTGAAAAAGAAAACGCCAGACTGTTAGCCGGGTATCAGTTAGCGGGAGAAATTTTTAAATACTTCACAATTCAGGCGGTTGACTGTTGTCTGGTTTGCGGGGAGTTTGTTAAAAGAAACTGGCATGGTGAATCCCCCTGTGCGGAGGGGCAATCAGCGAGTAGGTATATGGGATAATCGCGGATTCAGGTGCTGGTACTGAATTCACCGGGAGGCACCCGGCACCATGCAATGGCACATAGCGCCACTCTCCAGCCCCTCTCCGGAGGGGCTGTTTATATTGATTTTGTCAGATGTGAGTAAACTCCTTATGGACTTTGTTGTTTTAGTCCATAAGGACATATTTGCAGAGTGCAACGGTTATTAAAGCATTCATTCAATACGTTATCTGTATTTGTAGGACATTCCTGGCTGTTTTTGATTAAATTCCAGAATGTTTTATTGAATGGTGCTACGTTGTAAATGGTTACAGGTAGCACTTTGTTATTGAGCATGATACCTGTGTGAGTCAGTGTAAATATACTTTCAGGAGGTAAGAAAGCATCCGATTGATACCAGATTATTAATTTTATTTTACTCCATATGACTGAAAAAGATATTCCGCATGATGGCTGGATAACTGTATCAATCACAATCCACTTCATTTAGTTTCCTTGTTTATGTCTTGCTGGTGATGTTCTGAAAAGTATAAATGATATTTTTGAATGTAAACCATAGAGCAGAATTATTTTTCTGATGTTGTTTATTGTTTATTTAAATGCAGGGTGGTTTATATCTCGTCTTGTAGTTTATCCATGCATATCTGCTTGATGATGAGGTTTTTATTTAAGGTATGGTTTTGTGTTTTTTCTGTATTACATGTCAGGTATTTTAAAGAATTATTTTTCAGATGGTGGAAAGAACCATGGCATTTAAACACTATGATGTTGTCAGGGCGGCATCGCCGTCAGACCTTGCGAAACGACTGACACAAAAACTGAAGGAGGGGTGGCAGCCATTTGGCAGTCCGGTGGCCATCACGCCTTATACCCTGATGCAGGCCATTGCGGCGGAAGGTGATGTCACCACACCTGTGGTGGTGAAGCCGTCGGATGGAGAAGGCGCAGTTATCAGCACCACCAGCAACCCGGAGTATTACTTTGTTGTTGCCCTGGCCGGGCAGTCAAACGGTATGGCGTATGGTGAAGGGCTTCCGCTGCCGGAGACATATGACCGTCCGGACCCGCGTATTAAACAGCTGGCGCGTCGCAGCACTGTCACGCCGGGTGGTGCGTCCTGTAACTACAATGACATTATTCCTGCGGACCACTGCCTGCATGATGTTCAGGATTTGAGTAAGTTTTCACACCCGAAAGCCAGCGCAGCTCAGTATGGATGCGTGGGGCAGGGATTACATATCGCGAAGAAATTGTTGCCGTTTATTCCGGCGAATGCCGGTATTCTTCTGGTTCCGTGCTGCCGTGGTGGTTCTGCATTTTTGGCGGGCGATGAAGGTACCTTCAGCGAATCCACCGGCGCAAGCGAGACCTCGGCACGCTGGGGTGTTGATAAGCCACTGTACAAGGACCTGCTTACCCGTACTCAGGCCGCACTGAAGGCCAACCCTAAAAATATTCTGCTTGCAGTGGTCTGGATGCAGGGCGAGTTTGATTTGAAACAGGGTGCATACGCCACTCAGCCGGGGCTGTTTGATTCCATGGTGGAAAAATATCGTTCTGACCTGTCGGAATTCGGAGGTCAGTGTCTCGGGGGCTCTCCGTCATCGGTTCCCTGGATTTGTGGCGACACGACCTACTACTGGAAGCAGACTTATTCTTCGCAATACGATGCGGTGTATGGTGCATACAAGACGAAATCCGCAAAAAAAATCTTCTTTGTGCCGTTTATGACGGATGAAAACGGGCGAAATGTGGGTACCAACGAGCCGTCAGAAGATCCGGATGTTGCGGATATTGGGTATTACGGAGCCGGTGGTCGAACGGACGCCAAAACCTGGACGACGGCCGACCGTAAAACGCATTTTGGATCATGGGCACGTCGTGGGATTATTTCCGACCGTCTGGCAACGGCGATTCTTGTGCATGCCGGGAGAAACGCTGAATTCATTACCGGAAAACAGCCTGATACGGTGAAGCCCACCGGACCTTCCGGTGAAGGTACGGAGAGAGAGCCGGAAGCCCCGGTCAGTAACCGAACCCTGATGAGTCTGCTGGCGTCCGGCGAAGACCTGGCATCACAGGGCTGGCGCTATTATCACAAACCGGCGAGCGGAGACAATGTTAACAAAAACATTGCTGAAGCGGTGGTCAGTGATGCGGGGGCTACGGGAGGTAAGGCCCTGCAACTGAATAAACCGGAAAACCACATCTGGTTTCTGGAGCATGATGCAGCCGGACAGGGAGTGGAGTTACTGAAGAAGGGGGGACGTGTGAGCGTACGGTTTAAGTTGCCGGGTTCACTGGTGCCGAATCAGTTTGCCCTGGGCATTTACTGGCAGTTGTCGTCCCTGCCGGAGGGAGTGACGCTGGCAGAGGAAGGCAACGACATGCTGATGTCCTTCTTTCTGCAGACGGATGCGACGAACCTGAACGCGATGCACCACAAGAAGCCGAATGCGAAGCTGGAAACGTTCGGGGTCTTTGATAACGGATGGCACACACTGGCTTTTGAGTTTGCCGGAAACAACAGCATTCAGGTGACGCCGGTACTGGATGAGAAACGGGGGACGCCGTTCACACTGGTGAAATCTCCGGCATCAGGGGCGGCGGACAAACTGCAACTGACAGGCATATCAAAGGCGGCGACATATACGCTGCTGATTGACAGTGTGAAGGTGGAAGTGAACAACGCGGACATCGCGGCATGATAAAAAAAGCCGCCAGCGGCAGGAATGGAAGCTGGCGGAGGTAATCCCAATGGAGAATGTAAAGAAAAGATGCTTTCGACATCAATCATTTCTAAATGAAAACAGTTCTCATTGTCAACCATAACGGTAAGAAATTATGACATTTATTCATCAGGTAATGCTGTACTTCTGTATGGCAGTCTGTGTTATGTATCTTCTTTCGGGTGGGTACAGGGCAGTGCGCGATTTCTGGCGCAGGCAGATTGATAAAAGGGCCGCTGAGAGAATCAGCGCCAGTCAGTCAGCCGGAAGCAAACCCGAAGATCCGCTCATTCCGTAGTCACTTTCTTGACAACACCTTTCAACGAGAAAATCCCATGTCAGAAATCACATCCCTGGTCACTGCTGAGGCAGTGAAGGAAGTCCTGCGCTCTGAAGAAGTCCTGAGCGCACTGAAACAGAAACTCCGCCAGAACCTTGAGTCGCGTCTTGATGCAGAAGTGGATGCCATTCTGGATGAGCTGCTGGGCGTACCAGCGGTTCCGGAGCCGGAAGGTATCGCGGGTGACGGGAGTGCTTCAGATGGCGGTGAACCCACACCTGACAGCGACATGATGATGTAAGCCTGCGCAAGGGACCATCGGTGTGTGCCGGTGGTCTTTATATTGTTGTGAGCTTCCGGATAACGGGAGACGGGGTATGTACCAGATGGAAAAAATCACAACAGGTGTGTCATACACCACGTCAGCGGTGGGAACGGGCTACTGGTTCCTGCAGTTGCTGGACAGGGTTTCCCCGTCTCAGTGGGCGGCAATAGGCGTGCTGGGGAGTCTGCTGTTTGGGCTGCTGACGTACCTGACTAACCTGTATTTCAAAATCAAAGAGGACCGGCGTAAGGCGGCGCGGGGAGAGTAAAGTGATGAATAAAAAATATGAACTGGTTGTTAAGGGGATAAATAATTACGGGGATAAGGTTACTGTTACTGTGAAGCCGGAAGGTGACGGGCAAGCGTCGCTGTTGTTGCCAGATGTGGCGATTAGTCTTGACCGTACTGAAGGTGCCACGCTGGAGTTTTACGAAGCTGAGGCGAAAAAGCAGGCGAAGCAGTTTTTCATGGATGTTGCTGCCGGGTTATGTGAATGGAACGAACCGTTGCCGGAAAAGCGCCCCGTAATTTTAGAGGCGCAGGATGTGTTGATAACCTACAAAGGAAAGCTACCGGGAAGAATTACTTGTTCTCTGAAGATGCCGCCGTCAACACTGCGGTCAGAAAAAGAGGCGTCTTGTCTGCAGTCTGAGTACTCCATTACGGTTAAAAGTGCCGGAGAGGAAGGAAATAAACGTTATTTTATTGCGTCTGCACCTGATAAAGATCAGGAATGGGAGTGTAACCGGCCATCCTTTGTTGTATACGGAGATGGCGGGAAAATAACCATCTCAGAAAATGGGAAATTAACACCGCCATCGCACCAGCATAGTGAGGCGCTCATTGAATTTGCCATTGATTACCTGAAGAACAATAAAAAGCAGGGGCTGATGAAGCGCATTGGTCGTTGCATGGGATATCTGCAGGTAGCAGCTGAGATTGAAATGATGGCCAGTGGTGCTGACAATGATGCAGTTGTGCTGGAGGCTCTTCTGCGTGATTTTGATAATACGCCCTTTAAGAAAGCACCTGTTGACTGGATGCAGCCGGGGATGACTTATCTGAAAGGGCGTATATAAGGTGGCTCGTTATCTGTTGCTGGATAATCGACTGAAGATGCGTTCTTTTTGTGTTTTTGCGTAATGATTGTCCCACTCACAATCAAGGTAGCTTAATTCTTCATTCAACCAGTTATTTATATTGGTCTTAATACGCATAAGCATGGGTTGTGTTAATGCTCTGGCGATAATGCCGAGAGTCACAGGTGTGAGATGTCCATACGGCTCAGCCTGAATGGATTTTACTGCATCGTGTTCTTGTGGGAGGAGTAAGAGGCACTCTGATTTTACCCGCTCATTTATGGCTTGCAGGCATAAATCATAATTATGTTGATCGTTATGCATGGTTAATCCTCTACTGAAATTGTCAGATATATTTCAGCCATCAGGAAAAACGCCAGTGTCCTACCGCTGGCGGGCTGAAGATTTAACATATCCAGGGATTCGGAACCGATAAATCCTGATAAATATCCATGAACACCAAAATCAAATATGGCCTGTCGGCTGCCGTTCTGGCGTTGATTGCCATCGGTGCGCCTGCGCCTGATATTCTCGACCAGTTTCTGGATGAAAAAGAAGGTAACCACACAACGGCATACCGTGATGGTGCGGGTATCTGGACCATCTGCCGCGGTGCCACAATGGTGGATGGTAAACCTGTTATTCCGGGCATGAAACTGTCGAAGGAAAAATGCGACCAGGTTAATGCCATTGAACGGGATAAGGCGCTGGCATGGGTGGAGCGCAATATTAAAGTTCCACTGACCGAACCACAGAAAGCGGGTATAGCGTCATTCTGTCCCTATAACATTGGCCCCGGTAAGTGTTTCCCGTCGACGTTTTATAAGCGGCTGAATGCTGGTGACCGCAGGGGAGCGTGTGAGGCGATTCGCTGGTGGATTAAGGACGGTGGCAGGGACTGCCGTATTCGCTCAAATAACTGTTACGGTCAGGTATCCCGTCGTGACCAGGAGAGCGCGCTGGCGTGCTGGGGAATCGACAGATAAGCAGAATATTTTGCTAATAAATGACGTTGGCCAAGGCGGACGGATAACACGAAATCCTGCGAACTGGCAAAATGTAAGTGAATAAAAGTAAAAACCCCGTTTGTTGGCAGCAAGCGGGGTTTTGTTTTTATGGCAGTAAGCTATGGGAGGCTGCCTTGATTGATTTTAGCAAACTGATTAGGGAGTTGCGACTCATGATTAGTCAATTACCAAACTGGAAATTTTTGCTGGTCTGGAGCATCCCTTTTTTATGGGTAGTATCCCAGTTAATTGTGGCAATTAAGGGGTAGCTATGTCAGACAAACTCATAACGCCGGCAAAGGTCCTGTGTGTGATTGTCGGTATTTCATTTTCACTAATGCTGGTTGCTCTTTTTCTGTCCCTCGCCTGGGTGATGTTGTCTTCGTCGGGGCTGCTGGGGTGACAGTGACTGATGACATCAGCAGAGCGCTGGCTTTTGCTATTAAGTGGGTGGCTGTTGGTATTGCTGTGTCTCCGATGCTGTATGGGCTGGCAAAACTGGTCATTGCGCTGAAATCGTGAACTTTAAAAAGATGAGTGCTGAACTTATTCGGGCAATGGCATTTGCCATTCGTATTGTGGCCATTGCTGTTCTGGTCTGGGCAATCCGTTGGTGGTGATATGAACCGTGTTCTGTGTGTGGTGATTATTGTCCTGCTGGTAGCCTGTGGTGTGCTTAGTCTGGGGCTGAATCATTACCGCGATAACGCCATCACCTACAAAGCGCAGCGCGATAAAAAAGTCAGTGAGCTGAAACTGGCGAACGCGACAATTACTGATATGCAGATACGCCAGCGTGATGTCGCTGAACTTGATGCCAGATACTCGAGGGAATTAGCCGATGCGAGAGCTGAAAATGAAACTCTGCGTGCTGATGTTGCCGCTGGTCGTAAGCGCCTGCGGATCAACGCCACCTGCTCCGGTACCGTGCGTGAAGCCACCGGCACCTCCGGCGTGGATAATGCAACCGGCCCCCGACTGGCAGACACCGCTGAACGGGATTATTTCATCCTCAGAGAACGGTTGATGACAATGCAGAAGCAGCTGGAAGGGGCACAGGACTATATCCGCACTCAGTGCCTGAACTAAGTTTTGCTGATGCACCGTATCGTCGCTGTATTCCCTCATTAACAGAGACCGCAGCCCGACAGGGAGACTCCTCTGCGCGAGTGTGCGGGGATAATCAAAAACGATACACACCGGGGTTTACCGCGTTAACGGAGCGCGGCGTTGTCCCCTCATAGTCGCCAGTCCGGTGCGATGGTGGAAGAAACCGGACTACATTGAAAATGATAACCATTATCATTTTTGCGGGTCCTTTCCGGCGATCCGGGCCGTTACGGGGCGGCGACCTCGCGGATTTTCACTATTTATGAAAATTTTCCGGGATCCATGTCCGGTTTCTCTGCAAGTTAACCATATGAAAAATATAAAAACATGCTTTCCATGAACCGGATATGCGCAAAAAATAGACACTAAAACCGGACATGACCGGTTTTGTTGTGATTGTGAGGTGAGAGTTTTTTGCGAGGTGAGGAGTGGCTACGCAGACTGAAGTTGCCAGGCATTTAAGTCTGACCGATCGCCAGCTTCGCAGATTGCAGAAATTGCCGGGTGCCCCGATATCGAATAAGCGAGGGCAACTGGATCTGGATGCCTGGCGCGATTTTTACATATCGTATCTGAGAAGAAGTAAAAACGATGTGCCTGATGGCGATAGCGAAGACGACTATGAGGAGAAATTGCTTATTGCCAGATGGGAACTGACAGCAGAACAGGCTGTTACACAGCAGTTAAAAAATGAGGTGTCAAAAGGAAAACTTATTGACACCGGGTTCTGTATTTTTGCCCTCAGCAAGCTGGCAATGGCGTTATCCAGTACGCTTGATTCCATCCCTTTATCCATGCAGCGACAGTTTCCTGATTTAACACCGCGCCATCTTGACCATCTGAAAACCCTTATTGCGAAGGGGGCAAATCAGTGTGCGCGGGCGGGGGATAAATTACCGGATTTACTCGATGAATATATCAGAGCAACAACTGAATAATATGATGAGTGCTGTCACAACAGCATTACAGCCCCTGATAAGGGCATTGCCGGTGACGCCAGTTGAATGGGCTGATCAAAATTATTATCTGCCTAAAGAATCTTCATATGGTGAGGGAGAATGGAAAACGCTGCCGTTCCAGATCGCCATCATGAACAGCATGGGGAATGATCAGATCCGGACTGTTAATCTGATTAAATCTGCCCGTGTTGGCTATACAAAGATGTTGCTGGGAGTCGCCGGGTATTTTATTGAGCATAAATCCCGAAACAGTCTGCTTTTTCAGCCCACGGATTCTGCCGCTGAAGATTTTATGAAGTCTCACGTGGAGGCGACGATTCGCGATGTTCCCTGCCTGAAAAAACTTTCTCCCTGGCTGGGACGTAAACATCGTGATAATACCATCACGCTGAAACGCTTTTCATCGGGTGTGGGCTTCTGGTGCCTGGGCGGCGCTGCCGCCAAAAACTACCGTGAAAAATCCGTGGACGTGGTCTGCTATGACGAACTTTCCTCGTTCGAGCCGGATGTCGAAAAAGAGGGCTCGCCAACCCTGCTGGGGGATAAGCGTATTGAGGGCTCGGTATGGCCAAAATCCATTCGCGGCTCGACGCCTAAAATAAAAGGCTCCTGCCAGATCGAAAAAGCGGCCAACGAGTCGGCGCATTTCATGCGTTTTTATGTGCCCTGCCCGCACTGTGGGGAGGAGCAGTATCTGAAATTTGGCGATGAGTCCACGCCTTTTGGCCTTAAATGGGAGAAGGACAGCCCCGAAAGCGTTTTCTACCTCTGTGAACATCATGGCTGCGTGATCCATCAGTCTGAGCTTGACCAGAGCAACGGGCGGTGGATCTGTGAAAACACGGGGATGTGGACCCGTGACGGTCTGACGTTTTTCAGCGCCGCGGATAATGAAATTCCGCCGCCGCGCTCCATCACGTTCCATATCTGGACGGCGTACAGTCCGTTCACCACCTGGGTACAGATAGTCTATGACTGGCTGGATGCACTGAAAGATCCCAACGGCCTGAAAACCTTTGTGAACACCACGCTGGGCGAGACCTGGGAAGAGGCCGTGGGCGAAAAACTCGATCACCAGGTACTGATGGATAAGGTCGTGCATTACACGGCGGCGGTGCCAGCCCGGGTGGTTTATCTGACGGCGGGCATTGACTCGCAGCGAAACCGTTTTGAGATGTATGTCTGGGGATGGGCTCCGGGAGAGGAAGCCTTTCTGGTGGATAAAATCATCATTATGGGGCGTCCCGATGAGGAAGAGACGCTGTTACGTGTGGATGTGGCGATCAACAAAAAATACCGCCATGCAGACGGAACCGAAATGACCATTTCCCGTGTCTGCTGGGACACCGGGGGGATCGATGGCGAAATTGTCTATCAGAGGTCAAAAAAACACGGTGTTTTCCGGGTGCTGCCGGTAAAAGGTGCATCTGTTTATGGCAAGCCGGTGATCACCATGCCAAAAACCCGCAATCAGCGGGGCGTGTATCTGTGCGAAGTGGGGACGGACACCGCAAAAGAAATTCTCTATGCCCGTATGAAAGCCGATCCCACGCCTGCGGATGAAGCCACGTCGTATGCCATCCGTTTTCCTGATGATCCGGAGATTTTTTCGCAGACAGAGGCGCAGCAACTGGTGGCGGAAGAGCTTGTGGAGAAGTGGGAAAAAGGAAAGATGCGTCTGCTGTGGGATAACAAAAAGCGGCGTAACGAAGCGCTGGACTGCCTGGTGTATGCCTACGCGGCATTACGTGTGTCCGTGCAACGCTGGCAGCTTGATCTGGCTGTACTGGCAAAATCCCGGGAAGAAGAGACGACCCGGCCAACCCTTAAAGAACTGGCAGCGAAGCTGTCCGGAGGAGTGAATGGTTACAGTCGCTGAACTGCAGGCGCTGCGTCAGGCGCGCCTTGATTTATTAACCGGTAAACGGGTGGTGTCTGTCCAGAAAGATGGTCGCAGAATTGAATATACGGCAGCTTCTCTGGATGAGCTTAACCGGGCGATCAATGATGCGGAGTCGGTACTGGGGACAACCCGCCGTCGCCGTCGTCCGCTGGGAGTGAGGTTATGAAACGAACGCCTGTCCTGATTGATGTGAACGGCGTTCCGCTTCGGGAGAGCCTCAGCTACAACGGTGGCGGTGCAGGATTTGGCGGGCAAATGGCAGAGTGGTTGCCACCCTCGCAGAGTGCCGATGCGGCCCTGCTGCCCGCGTTGCGTCTGGGGAATGCCCGTGCAGATGATCTGGTGCGCAATAACGGAATAGCGGCCAATGCGGTGGCCCTGCATAAGGATCACATTGTCGGGCATATGTTTCTGATTAGCTACCGTCCGAACTGGCGCTGGCTGGGGATGCGGGAGACCGCGGCAAAAAGTTTTGTCGATGAGGTGGAGGCGGCCTGGTCAGAATACGCAGAAGGGATGTTTGGTGAGATCGACGTGGAAGGGAAACGCACGTTTACGGAATTTATCCGTGAAGGTGTGGGCGTTCATGCGTTTAACGGCGAAATCTTTGTGCAGCCGGTCTGGGATACGGAGAGCACGCAACTGTTTCGTACGCGTTTTAAAGCCGTGAGTCCGAAACGGGTGGACACGCCAGGACACGGTATCGGGAACCGTTTTCTGCGGGCCGGTGTGGAGGTTGATCGATATGGCCGTGCCGTTGCGTACCATATCTGTGAGGATGATTTTCCGTTCTCTGGGAGTGGACGATGGGAACGGATCCCGCGTGAACTTCCCACCGGGCGTCCGGCCATGCTGCATATTTTCGAGCCGGTGGAGGACGGGCAGACCCGTGGAGCCAATCAGTTTTACAGCGTTATGGAACGGCTGAAGATGCTGGACTCCCTGCAGGCAACACAGCTTCAGTCGGCCATAGTGAAGGCGATGTATGCAGCGACGATTGAAAGTGACCTTGATACCGAAAAGGCCTTTGAATATATCGCCGGTGCGCCGCAGGGGCAGAAGGATAATCCGCTTATTAATATTCTGGATAAGTTCTCCACCTGGTATGACACGAATAGCGTGACGCTGGGCGGTGTCAAAATTCCGCACCTTTTCCCCGGTGATGATCTGAAACTTCAGACCGCGCAGGATTCAGACAATGGATTTTCGGCGCTTGAACAGGCGCTGCTGCGGTATATCGCCGCCGGTCTTGGCGTTTCCTACGAACAGTTGTCCCGTGATTACTCGAAGGTCAGTTATTCAAGTGCCCGCGCCTCCGCCAATGAGTCGTGGCGCTATTTTATGGGGCGGCGAAAATTTATTGCGTCCCGACTGGCCACGCAGATGTTTTCCTGCTGGCTGGAAGAGGCACTTCTTCGGGGGATTATTCGTCCGCCACGGGCACGTTTTGATTTTTATCAGGCGCGATCAGCCTGGTCACGGGCTGAGTGGATTGGAGCCGGAAGAATGGCCATTGACGGGCTCAAGGAGGTTCAGGAATCAGTGATGCGCATTGAGGCCGGACTGAGCACGTATGAGAAAGAGCTGGCGCTGATGGGCGAGGATTATCAGGACATTTTCCGCCAGCAGGTCAGGGAATCTGCAGAGCGGGAAAAAGCCGGACTCTCACGTCCGGTGTGGATAGCGCAGGCGTATCAGCAGCAGATAGCGGAGAGTCGCAGGCCGGAAGAGGAGACAACACCACGTGAGACGTAATCTTTCACACATTATTGCAGCAGCATTCAATGAACCGCTGCTTCTGGAGCCCGCCTATGCGCGGGTTTTCTTTTGCGCGCTCGGGCGCGAGATGGGGGCAGCAAGTCTTTCGGTACCACAACAGCAGGTACAGCTTGATGCACCCGGAATGCTGGCTGAAACGGACGAGTACATGGCCGGAGGTAAACGACCGGCCCGTGTTTACCGGGTGGTGAACGGTATTGCTGTACTGCCGGTGACCGGCACGCTGGTGCACCGGCTGGGGGGTATGCGGCCATTTTCCGGAATGACTGGCTATGACGGTATTGTCGCCTGTCTTCAGCAGGCAATGGCAGATAGCCAGGTGCGGGGCATACTGCTGGACATTGACAGTCCGGGCGGGCAGGCCGCCGGCGCGTTTGACTGCGCTGACATGATTTACCGCCTCCGTCAGCAGAAGCCGGTCTGGGCACTGTGCAATGACACGGCCTGTTCTGCAGCCATGCTGCTGGCGTCGGCCTGCTCCCGACGGCTGGTTACCCAGACATCCCGTATCGGCTCCATTGGCGTGATGATGAGCCATGTCAGCTATGCCGGTCATCTGGCGCAGGCCGGTGTGGATATCACGCTGATTTACTCAGGGGCGCACAAGGTGGATGGCAATCAGTTTGAAGCGTTGCCGGAAGAGATTCGCCAGGACATGCAGCAGCGGATTGATGCGGCGCGCCGGATGTTTGCCGAAAAAGTGGCGATGTATACCGGTCTGTCTGTTGATGCAGTCACGGGAACAGAGGCCGCCGTTTTTGAAGGTCAGTCCGGCATTGAGGCCGGGCTGGCGGATGAATTAATCAATGCGTCGGATGCCATCAGCGTGATGGCTGCGGCGCTGAACACACATGATACAGGAGGCACTATGCCGCAATTAACTGCAACGGAAGCCGCCGTGCAGGAGAACCAGCGAGTGATGGGGATCCTGACGTGTCAGGAAGCGAAAGGACGTGAACACCTTGCCACGATGCTGGCAGGACAACAGGGCATGAGCGTTGAACAGGCCCGGGCGATTCTGACCGCGGCAGCACCACAGCAGCCGGTGGCATCCACGCAGAGTGAAGCCGATCGCATTATGGCGTGTGAAGAGGCTAAAGGTCGTGAACAACTGGCGGCAACGCTGGCGGCGATGCCGGAGATGACGGTGGAAAAAGCCCGCCCGATCCTTGCGGCTGCACCACTGGCGGATGCCGGACCCTCACTCCGTGATCAGATTATGGCTCTGGATGAGGCAAAAGGGGCTGAGGCGCAGGCTGAAAAACTGGCGGCGTTTCCCGGAATGACGGTGGAGGCTGCCCGCGACATTCTGTCCTCATCGCCGGATAAAGCAGAACCGGTCTCTGCATCCACAACCGCCCTGTTTGAACATTTCATGGCGAATCATTCACCGGCAGCGGTGCGGGGTGGCGTGTCACAGACGTCAGCAGACGGTGATGCGGACGTGAAAATGCTCATGGCCATGCCATGAAGTCAGTGCTGACCATCAATATGAGGTTTTTACAATATGGTAACGAAAACCATCACTGAACAGCGTGCGGAAGTACGTATTTTTGCCGGTAATGATCCGGCTCACACCGCCACAGGCAGCAGCGGGATTTCCTCGGCAACACCGGCACTGACACCCCTGATGCTGGATGGGGCCACCGGGAAACTGGTGGTCTGGGACGGACAGAAAGCCGGTAGTGCGGTTGGCATACTGGTACTGCCGCTTGAAGGCACAGAGGCGGTGCTGACGTATTACAAGTCGGGGACCTTTGCGACGGAGGCAATCCGCTGGCCTGAAAGTGTGGATGAACACAAAAAGGCCAACGCCTTTACCGGCAGTGCCCTGAGTCACGCGGCGCTGCCGTAACACGTTATCAGGCCACCGCGTTGGCCTGACTGATTTCTTAATGAAAGGAACTGATTTATGGGATTGTTTACGACCCGCCAGTTACTCAGTTATACCGAACAAAAAGTTAAATTCCGTGCGCTGTTTCTGGAGCTGTTTTTCCGCCGCACGGTGAATTTCCACACCGAAGAGGTGATGCTGGACAAAATTACCGGAAAAACGCCGGTGGCGGCCTATGTCTCCCCGATCGTTGAAGGAAAAGTGCTTCGCCATCGCGGTGGTGAAACCCGCGTGTTACGTCCGGGCTACGTCAAGCCCAAACACGAATTTAATTACCAGCAGGCGGTTGAGCGCCTTCCTGGTGAAGATCCGGCTCAGCTGAACGACCCGGCCTACCGTCGTCTGCGTATCATTACCGATAACCTCAAACAGGAAGAGCACGCCATTGTCCAGGTGGAAGAAATGCAGGCGGTGAATGCCGTGCTGTATGGCAAATACACCATGGAAGGGGATCAGTTTGATACTGTCGAGGTGGATTTCGGGCGCTCTGAAGGAAATAACATTGAGCAGGCTGACGGTAAAAAATGGTCTGAGCAGGACCGTGATACGTTTGATCCGACGCATGATATTGACCTCTACTGCGATCAGGCCAGCGGCCTTGTGAATATCGCCATTATGGACGGTACGGTCTGGCGTCTGCTGAATGGCTTTAAGCTGTTCCGCGAAAAACTGGATACCCGTCGCGGCTCAAATTCACAACTCGAAACGGCAGTGAAAGACCTGGGGGCGGTGGTGTCCTTCAAGGGGTATTACGGCGATCTGGCCATTGTGGTGGCGAAAACGTCTTATGTGGCAGAGGACGGTACCGAAAAACGTTATCTGCCGGAGGGCACACTGGTCCTGGGGAATACGGCAGCAGAGGGCATTCGTTGCTATGGTGCCATTCAGGATGCGCAGGCGTTGTCCGAAGGTGTGGTGGCCTCTTCCCGTTATCCGAAACACTGGCTGACTGTGGGCGATCCGGCCCGTGAATTCACCATGACGCAGTCCGCACCGCTGATGGTGCTGCCGGATCCGGATGAGTTTGTGGTGGTACAGGTGAAATAATCCGTGAGCGGGGGCGAAATGCCCCCGTGTCTTTTTTCACAGGAGGCTGAGATGGCAACAAAAGAAGAAAATCTGAATCGTCTTCGTCAACTGGCTGGCCTGCTGGGGCGCGAGGCGGATATGTCGGGGAGTGCTGCGGATATTGCTCAACGTGTGTCTGAGTGGGAAGAGGAGCTTGCTGTTTCCCCGGAGGGCATTATGCACTCTGATGAGAGCGGGGCTGATCAAAATCACACAGACGATGGTGAGCAGTTGCACAACACTGATGCTACGGATGATGTTAAAGCGGTCCGTGTGCGGAAATGCCTGCATGTGATGGGGTATTGCCCGGAGACAGGCCGTCCCGTTGAACTGACGTACCGGGGCATGCGTGTTATGGTGCCATCACCACTGGCGACAGCCATGATACAGCACGGAACGGCTGAGCATGCGTGATTTTCAGAATGCCTTTGATGCTGCCCTTGCCGGGGTGGACAGCACGATTGTTGAAGTGATGGGGCTCTGTGCGCAGTTCACCTCGGGAGCACAGCGTGGAAGCGAAGTTCAGGGGGTTTTTGACGATCCGGAGTCGCTGGGTTTTGCCGGTGGCGGGGTCCGTATTGAAGGAAGCAGCCCGTCATTATTTGTGCGGACGGATACGGTGCGTGCCGTGCGGCGTGGTGACACGCTGACCATTAACGGCGAGATGTTCTGGGTGGATCGTGTTTCTCCGGATGACGGGGGCAGCTGTTATCTCTGGCTCAACCGTGGGCAACCACCCGCTGTTAACCGGCGACGATAAACGCAGGGTGAAATTATGGCGATAAAAGGGCTTGATCAGGCGATTGATAATCTGAGCCGGGTTCGTAAAAACGCCATTCCGGCGGCTTCAGCAATGACGATTAACCGCGTGGCCACAACGGCGATTAATCAGTCTTCATCACAGGTTGCCCGGGAGACAAAGGTACGCCGGAAACTGGTAAAGGAACGGTCCAGACTGAAACGGGCGACGGTCAGAAATCCGAATGCCAGAATTATCGTTAACCGCGGTGATCTTCCAGTGATTAAGCTGGGGATCAGGATGCTGGGCCGTCGTCCGAACAGCATACTTAAAGCCGGTCAGCATCGGTATCAGCGGGCATTCATTCAGCGATTAAAAAACGGTCTCTGGCATGTCATGCAGCGTGTGGCCGGGAAAAACCGTTACCCTATTGATGTGGTGAAAATCCCGATGGCGGCCCCACTGAAACAGGCATTTGATGAGAATATTGACCGTATCCGGCGTGAACGCCTGCCTAAAGAACTGGCATACGCGCTGAAACAACAACTGAGGATTGCGATAAAACGATGAAACACACTGACATTCGTGCCGCAGTGCTGGATGCACTCGAGCAGCATGAACACGGGGCGACGCTGTTTGATGGTCGCCCCGTTGTTTTTGACGAAGAGGATTTTCCTGCGATCGCGGTTTATCTGACGGATGCAGAGTATACCGGTGAAGAGCTGGATGCAGATACCTGGCGGGCCACGCTGCATATTGAGGTATTTTTACCGGCACAGGTACCGGATTCAGAGCTTGATCAGTGGATGGAAAGCCGGATTTACCCGGCGATGACTGCGATCCCGGCACTGGCAGGACTGATTACCACGATGGTTACGCAGGGCTATGAGTATCGTCGTGATGACGATATGGCGTTATGGAGTTCTGCAGATCTGACTTATTCCATTACATACGAGATGTGAGGACGATATGGCAACACCAAATCCCCTGGAGCCGGTAAAAGGTGCCGGTACCACTCTGTGGGTTTACAACGGCAAGGCTGATGCTTATGCAAACCCGTTGTCAGACGATGACTGGCAGCGACTGGCTAAGGTGAAGGATCTGACGCCGGGCGAGATGACGGCTGAATCCTACGATGATAACTACCTGGATGATGAAGACGCGGACTGGAGCGCGACCGGGCAGGGGCAGAAATCTGCAGGTGATACCAGTTTTACGCTAGCCTGGAAACCGGGAGAGGAAGGCCAGAAAGGGCTTATAGGCTGGTTTGAAAGCGGCGATGTCCGGGCCTATAAAATCCGTTTTCCGAATGGCACGGTGGATGTGTTTCGTGGCTGGGTCAGCAGTATCGGTAAGGCCGTGACGGCGAAAGAAGTGATCACCCGCACGGTGAAAGTCACTAACGTGGGTAAACCTTCTGTAGCGGAAGAACGCAGCAAAATTACGCCGGTCACTGCGATTAAGGTAACGCCGACAGGTACGGTTGAAAAAGGGAAAACAACCACCCTGACCGTTACTGTGGAACCGGAAAATGCAACGGATAAGACATTCAGGGCGATTTCCGCCGATCCATCAAAAGCCACCATTAGCGTGAAAGATATGACGATTACTGTGACGGGGGTTAAGGATGGAAAAGTCAGCATCCCTGTGATTTCCGGTAATGGTCAGTTTGCTGCGGTGGCTGAAATTACCGTTAATAATGTGCCGGGTGGCTAAAGAGCTGAGAGATAAGCGATGTTCCTGAAAACAGAACAATTTGAATATAACGGTGTATCCGTCACGCTTTCTGAGCTGTCTGCGCTGCAGCGTATTGAGCATCTTGCCCTCCTGAAACGGCGGGCAGAAGAGGCTGAAGCCAGCGGCAACCTGCAGGTGAGTGTGGAAGATCTTGTCAGAACCGGCGCGTTTCTGGTGGCGATGTCCCTGTGGCATAACCATCCACAGAAAACGCAGTCACCGTCAATGAATGAGGCCGTGATGAAGATAGAGCAGGAAGTGCTCACCACCTGGCCTGCCGATGCCATTGCCCGGGCGGAAGACGTGGTGTTGTGCCTGTCCGGGATGATCGAAGCTGTTCGTCCGGATACTGATATTACTGAAGTGGCGAAAAATAACACGCTGACTGATGATGATTTTTCTGCGGGAAAGTCTTCGACGGCGAGCTGAACTTTGCCCTCAGACTGGCGCGTGAGATGGGGAGACCCGACTGGCGCGCCATGCTTGCCGGGATGACATCCACCGAATATGCCGACTGGCACCGTTTTTACCGCACGCATTATTTTCAGGATACCCAGCTGGATATGCATTTTTCCGGGCTGACGTACGCTGTACTCAGCCTGTTTTTTTGCGATCCGGATATGCATCCCTCTGATTTCAGTCTGCTTGTCCCCCGGCATGAGGAAGAGCAGGTGGAGAGGCCGGATGAGGACAAAATGCTGATGCAGAAAGCGGCAGGACTTGCCGGAGGCGTCCGGTTCGGTGGGGACGGAGGGCGCGATATTTTATCGTCTGCGGATGTGGCGGATGTCATGGTGGATGATGCCGCATTAATGATGGCTTCAGCGGGGATTCCGGGAGGTGTGAGATATGTCCCAGCCGGTTGGTGATCTTGTTATTGACCTTAGTCTGGATGCTGTCCGTTTCGATGAGCAGATGAGCCGGGTAAGGCGTCATTTTTCAGGTCTGGATACCGACGCCAGAAAAACCGCCAGTGCTGTTGAACAGGGCCTGAGCCGCCAGGCGCTGGCTGCACAAAAAGCCGGGATTTCCGTCGGGCAGTATAAAGCGGCCATGCGAACCCTGCCCGCACAGTTTACGGATATCGCCACGCAGCTTGCCGGTGGTCAGAATCCCTGGCTGATCCTGCTGCAACAGGGCGGTCAGGTGAAGGACTCCTTCGGCGGGATGATCCCCATGTTCAGGGGGCTTGCCGGTGCGATCACCCTGCCGATGGTCGGGGTCACCTCGCTGGCGGTGGCGACAGGTGCGCTGGTGTACGCCTGGTACCAGGGAGATTCCACGCTTTCAGCGTTTAATAAAACCCTGGTTCTTTCCGGTAATCAGTCCGGACTGACTGCCGATCGCATGCTGACGCTCTCCAGAGCCGGACAGGCCGCAGGGCTGACGTTTAACCAGGCGAGTGAGTCACTGGCAGCCCTGGTGAATGCCGGTGTGCGTGGTGGTGAACAGTTTGATGCCATCAACCAGAGTGTCGCGCGTTTTGCTTCTGCATCCGGTGTGGAGGTGGACAAGGTTGCAGAGGCTTTCGGAAAACTGACCACTGACCCGACGTCGGGGCTGATGGCGATGGCGAAGCAGTTCCATAACGTGACGGCGGAGCAGATTGCGTATGTTGCTCAGTTGCAGCGTTCCGGCGATGAAACCGGGGCATTGCAGGCGGCGAACGAGGCCGCAACGAAAGGGTTTGATGACCAGACCCGCCGCCTGAAAGAGAACATGGGCACGCTGGAGACCTGGGCAGACAGGACAGCGCGGGCATTCAAATCCATGTGGGATGCGGTGCTGGATATTGGTCGTCCTGATACCGCGCAGGAGATGCTGATTAAGGCAGAGGCTGCGTTTAAGAAAGCAGACGACATCTGGAATCTGCGCAAGGATGATTATTTTGTTAACGATGAAGCGCGGGCGCGTTACTGGGATGATCGTGAAAAGGCCCGTCTTGCGCTTGAAGCCGCCCGAAAGAAGGCTGAGCAGCAGACTCAACAGGACAAAAATGCGCAGCAGCAGAGCGATACCGAAGCGTCACGGCTGAAATATACCGAAGAGGCGCAGAAGGCTTACGAACGGCTGCAGACGCCGCTGGAGAAATATACCGCCCGTCAGGAAGAACTGAACAAGGCACTGAAAGACGGGAAAATCCTGCAGGCGGATTACAACACGCTGATGGCGGCGGCGAAAAAGGATTATGAAGCGACGCTGAAAAAGCCGAAACAGTCCGGCGTGAAGGTGTCTGCGGGCGATCGTCAGGAAGACAGTGCTCATGCTGCCCTGCTGACGCTTCAGGCAGAACTCCGGACGCTGGAGAAGCATGCCGGAGCGAATGAGAAAATCAGCCAGCAGCGCCGGGATTTGTGGAAGGCGGAGAGTCAGTTCGCGGTACTGGAGGAGGCGGCGCAACGTCGCCAGCTGTCTGCACAGGAGAAATCCCTGCTGGCGCATAAAGATGAGACGCTGGAGTACAAACGCCAGCTGGCTGCACTTGGCGACAAGGTTACGTATCAGGAGCGCCTGAACGCGCTGGCGCAGCAGGCGGATAAATTCGCACAGCAGCAACGGGCAAAACGGGCCGCCATTGATGCGAAAAGCCGGGGGCTGACTGACCGGCAGGCAGAACGGGAAGCCACGGAACAGCGCCTGAAGGAACAGTATGGCGATAATCCGCTGGCGCTGAATAACGTCATGTCAGAGCAGAAAAAGACCTGGGCGGCTGAAGACCTGCTTCGCGGGAACTGGATGGCAGGCCTCAGGTCCGGCTGGAGTGAGTGGGAAGAGAGTGCCACGGACAGTATGTCGCAGGTAAAAAGTGCTGCCACGCAGACCTTTGATGGTATTGCACAGAATATGGCGGCGATGCTGACCGGCAGTGAGCAGAACTGGCGCAGCTTCACCCGCTCCGTGCTGTCCATGATGACAGAAATTCTGCTTAAGCAGGCAATGGTGGGGATTGTCGGGAGTATCGGCAGCGCTATTGGCGGGGCTGTTGGTGGCGGCGCATCCGCGTCAGGCGGTACAGCCATTCAGGCAGCTGCGGCGAAATTCCATTTTGCGACCGGAGGATTTACGGGAACCGGCGGCAAATATGAACCTGCGGGGATTGTTCATCGCGGGGAGTTTGTCTTCACGAAGGAGGCGACCAGCCGGATTGGTGTCGGCAATCTGTACCGCCTGATGCGGGGCTATGCGGAAGGTGGTTATGTCGGCGGTGCCGGAAGTCCGGCGCAGATGCGGCGGGCGGAAGGCATTAATTTTAATCAGAACAATCACGTGGTGATTCAGAACGACGGCCCCAACGGGCGGGCAGGGCCGCAGCTGATGAAAGCGGTGTATGAGATGGCCCGCAAGGGGGCACAGGATGAACTCCGGCTGCAGTTGCGTGATGGCGGTATGTTATCAGGGAGCGGTGGATGAAAACCTTTCGCTGGAAAGTGAAGCCGGATATGGAGGTGAACTCGCAGCCATCGGTGCGTGAAGTGCGTTTTGGTTACGGGTACTCACAGCGTATGGCGGCAGGGCTGAATGCTGACCTGAAAACATACAGGGTGACGCTTTCCGTGACCCGGGAGGAGGCCCGGCATCTGGAAGCGTTCCTGGCAGAGCACGGTGGCTGGAAGGCATTTTTGTGGAAGCCACCCTATGCATACCGGCAGATAAAGGTGACCTGTGCCGGGTGGTCTGCGCGGGTCGGGATGTTGCGCGTTGAGTTCAGCGCGGAGTTTAAGCAGGTGGTGAACTGATGCAGGATATTCGCGAAGAAAGTCTGAACGAGTCGGTTAAGTCAGAGCAGTCACCGCGGGTGGTACTCTGGGAAATCGACCTGACGGTGCAGGGCGGTGAGCGGTATTTTTTCTGCAATGAGCTGAATGAAAAAGGGGAGCCGGTGACCTGGCAGGGGCGTGAATATCAGGCGTACCCGATTGAGGGGAGTGGCTTTGAGATGAACGGGAAGGGCAGCAGTGCCAGACCATCGCTGACGGTGTCCAATCTGTTTGGTCTGGTCACCGGGATGGCGGAAGACCTGCAGAGTCTGGTGGGGGCCACGGTGGTCCGCCGCCGGGTGTATGCCCGTTTTCTGGATGCGGTGAATTTCGTTGCGGGCAATCCGGAGGCGGACCCGGAGCAGGAGCTGAGTGACCGCTGGGTGGTGGAGCAGATGTCGCAGCTGACAGCCATGACGGCCTCGTTTGTGCTGGCCACACCGACCGAGACGGACGGGGCGCTGTTTCCCGGTCGTATCATGCTGGCGAACACCTGTATGTGGACCTACCGCTCTGATGAGTGTGGTTACACGGGCGGGGCTGTGGCGGATGAGTTCGATAAACCCACCACGGATATCCGTAAGGACAGATGCAGCAAGTGCATGCGCGGGTGTGAACTGCGCAGGAATGTCGGCAATTTTGGCGGTTTCCTTTCCATTAATAAACTTTCGCAGTAAATCCCGGTTTATGACACAGACTGAATCAGCGATTCTGGCGCATGCCCGGCGGTGTGCGCCTGCGGAGTCGTGCGGCTTCGTGATAAGCACGCCGGAGGGGGAGCGGTATATCCCTTGTGTGAATATTTCCGCGGAGCCGGAGGCGTATTTTCGTATCGCACCGGAAGACTGGCTGCGGGCAGAGATGCAGGGGGAGATTGTGGCACTGGTCCACAGTCATCCCGGTGGGCTGCCCTGGCTGAGCGAGGCTGACCGGCGGCTGCAGATAAAAAGCGCACTGCCCTGGTGGCTGGTCTGCCGGGGTGACATTCACAAATTCCGCTGTGTGCCACATCTGACGGGACGGCGCTTTGAGCACGGGGTGACGGACTGTTACACGCTGTTCCGGGATGCTTATCATCTGGCGGGGACTGAAATGCCGGATTTTCATCGCGAGGATGACTGGTGGCGCAACGGCCAGAACCTGTACCTGGACAACCTGGCGGAAAACGGCTTTTGCCGGGTGTCTCCGTCCTCTGCACAGGCAGGCGATGTGCTGCTGTGCTGCTTTGGTTCATCGGTGCCGAATCATGCCGCCGTTTACTGTGGTGACGGCGAGCTGCTGCACCATATTCCTGAACAACTGAGTAAACGGGAGAGGTATTCCGAAAAATGGCAACGACGAACGCATTCAGTCTGGCGTCACCGCCACTGGCACGCATCCGCCTTTACGGGGATTTACAACGATTTGGCCGCCGCCTCAGCCTGTATGTGAACACGGCAGCGGAAGCCATTCGCGCCCTGTCGATGCAGATGCCGGGCTTTCGCCGTCAGATGAACGAAGGCTGGTACCAGATACGTATTGCCGGTGATGACACGGCACCGGAGGCGGTGTACGCCCGTCTTCACGAACAGCTGGGTGAGGGAACGGTCATCCACATTGTGCCGCGACTGGCCGGGGCCGGAAAGGGTGGACTGCAGATTGTGCTGGGGGCGGCAGCCATCGTGGGCTCTTTCTTCACGGCCGGTGCCTCGATGGCGTTATGGGGTACAGCCCTGAGTGCCGGCGGTTTTTCTGCCACCACGATGCTGTTTTCACTGGGGGCCAGCATGATACTGGGCGGTGTGGCCCAGATGCTGGCCCCGAAGGCAAAAACACCGGATTACCGCGCAACGGATAACGGCAGACAGAACACGTACTTTTCCTCACTGGATAACATGATTGCCCAGGGGAACCCGATGCCGGTGCCTTACGGGGAAATGCTGGTTGGCTCCCGCCGTATATCCCAGGACATCAGCACCCGTGATGAAGGCGGGGGCGGAAAGGTCGTGGTTATCGGGCGGCAGGGGTAAAAAGAATAAAAAAATCCCGCAGTGATCGCGGACAGGAACTGCGGGAGAGTTACGAAGATTAAGTGTAAGGAATTATTCTTATATCACGACAAAAAAATTAACGCAGAGAAATTATACGCGCCACAGTCAGTTTGTGAAAATGTGAAGATATTCAGAATTTTTATGCCATTACCGGTTTTAACCAACAGGATTATCGGTGGGCATGAAAGAAAACCCCGGTATCTGCTGATACCGGGGTTTCTCTTTAGCATGGCAGAAATGTGTTTCATGCTTTTCGGGCGAAGGATATCCGACTTCTGTACGGAATGGCAAGTGGCGGTTAATTTATTCAGGGGAAGGCTGTATGGGAAAAGGTGGCGGTAAGGCACACACGCCTCGTGAGGCGAAGGATAATCTCAAATCCACGCAGATGATGAGTGTGATTGATGCGATTGGTGAGGGACCGATAGAAGGTCCGGTGAAGGGACTGCAGAGTATTCTGGTGAACAAAACCCCGCTGACGGACACGGACGGTAATCCCGTGATACACGGTGTGACTGCGGTCTGGCGTGCCGGGGAGCAGGAGCAGACACCACCGGAAGGCTTTGAGTCCTCCGGAGCTGAAACCGGACTGGGCGTGGAAGTGACGAAGGCAAAACCGGTGACGCGCACCATTACGTCCGCGAACATTGACCGCCTGCGGGTTACCTTCGGGGTGCAGTCACTGGTGCAGACCACGTCAAAGGGCGACCGTAATCCTTCCTCTGTCCGGATTCTGATTCAGTTACAGCGTAATGGCCGCTGGGTGACGGAAAAGGATGTCACCATTAACGGCAAGACCACCTCGCAGTTCCTGGCCTCGGTGATTCTGGATAATCTGCCTCCCCGGCCCTTTAACATCCGGATGGTCAGGGAGACGGCGGACAGCACCACGGACCAGCTGCAGAATAAGACGCTGTGGTCGTCATACACCGAAATCATCGATGTGAAACAGTGCTACCCGAACACGGCCATTGTGGGGCTGCAGGTGGATGCGGAGCAGTTCGGCGGCCAGCAGATGACGGTGAACTACCATATCCGCGGTCGCATCATCCAGGTGCCGTCAAACTATGACCCGGAAAAACGCACGTACAGTGGTATCTGGGACGGCAGCCTGAAACCGGCATACAGCAACAACCCGGCCTGGTGTCTGTGGGACATGCTGACTCACCCGCGCTACGGCATGGGAAAACGTCTGGGGGCGGCGGATGTGGACAAGTGGGCGCTGTATGCCATCGGGCAGTACTGCGACCAGACGGTCCCGGATGGTTTCGGGGGGACCGAGCCGCGGATGACCTTTAATGCGTACCTGGCACAACAGCGTAAGGCGTGGGACGTTCTCAGTGATTTCTGCTCTGCGATGCGCTGTATGCCGGTATGGAACGGCCAGACGCTGACGTTCGTTCAGGACCGTCCGTCGGATGTGGTGTGGCCGTACACCAACAGCGATGTGGTGGTGGATGATAACGGCGTGGGTTTCCGCTACAGCTTCAGTGCCCTGAAGGACCGGCACACGGCAGTGGAGGTGAATTACACCGACCCGCAGAACGGCTGGCAGACCTCCACGGAACTGGTGGAAGACCCGGAAGCCATACTGCGCTACGGACGCAACCTGCTGAAGATGGACGCGTTCGGCTGTACCAGCCGCGGTCAGGCCCACCGTGCCGGGCTGTGGGTGATAAAGACCGAACTGCTGGAAACGCAGACGGTGGATTTCACGCTCGGGTCACAGGGGCTGCGTCACACACCCGGTGACATCATTGAAATCTGTGATAACGACTATGCCGGGACCATGACCGGCGGACGTGTCCTGTCCATCGATGCCGCCAGCCGTACCCTGACGCTGGACCGGGAGGTGACACTGCCGGAGACCGGCACGGCCACTGTTAATCTGATTAACGGCAGCGGTAAGCCGGCGAGCGTGGCCATCACCGCACACCCCGCGCCTGACCGGATACAGGTCAGCACCCTGCCGGATGGTGTGGAGACATACGGTGTGTGGGGACTCTCCCTGCCGTCACTGCGTCGTCGCCTGTTCCGCTGTGTCTCCATCCGGGAAAACACGGACGGCACCTTTGCCATCACGGCGGTGCAGCACGTACCTGAAAAAGAAGCCATCGTGGATAACGGGGCCCGCTTTGAGCCGCAGTCAGGCACCCTGAACAGCGTTATCCCACCGGCAGTGCAGCACCTGACGGTGGAGGTGAGCGCAGCTGACGGTCAGTATCTGGCACAGGCGAAATGGGACACGCCGCGGGTGGTGAAGGGTGTGCGCTTCAGTCTGCGTCTGACCAGCGGAAGCGGAGAAGACAGCCGTCTGGTGAGCACCGCCATCACCGCAGACACGGAGCACCGTTTCAGTGGTCTGCCGCTGGGGGAATACACCCTGACGGTGCGGGCCATTAACAGCTACGGCCAGCAGGGCGAACCTGCGACCACCACCTTCCGGATTAACGCGCCTGCAAAACCCGCCACCATTGAGCTGACGCCGGGGTATTTTCAGATAACGGCGGTACCGGTGCTGGCGGTGTATGACCCGACGGTGCAGTTTGAGTTCTGGTTTTCGGAAAAACGCATCACGAACACGGCACAGGTGGAAAAATCTGCCCGTTATCTGGGGACCGGCAGTCAGTGGACTGTCCAGGGCGATCGGATTAAGCCGGGGATGGATTTCTGGTTTTATGTGCGCAGTGTCAACCTGGTGGGCAAGTCTGCATTTGTGGAAGCCAGCGGGCAGGCCAGCAATGATGCAAAAGGGTATCTGGAATTTTTCCGTGGTCTGATAGATGAGACGCTGCTGGGGCAGGCACTGAAAAAGCGCATTGATGCGTCAGCCCTGCGATCGGATGTCACTCAACTGGAAGAGAATATCGGACAACTGGAAGAAGACATCCGTCAGCGGATGGACACGGATATTGCGGAAGTGACCCGGAAAATCGGGGAGGCGGAAAACAGCCTCACGCAGCTGGTTGCGAAAAAGAATGAGGATCAGACGCTGGCCATCGCGCAGGTGAGTCAGAAAGTGGACCGTGTCAGCAGTGAAATCTCACAGACGGTCAGTCAGAGCAGTGAGGAAAATACCCGACAGATAGCACAGGTCCGTCAGTACGTGGACAAAAAGCAAAGTGAAATCAAGCAGACAGTCAGCCAGGGCCAGTCAGAAAACGCCCGACAGATAGCACAGGTCCGCCAGTACGTGGATAAAAAAGGGAGTGAAATTACCTCGACCACGGATAAAAAGCTGGGTGACCAGGCCGTGACCATACAGCAAATCCAGCGGGTTCAGTCAGACACGCGCAATGAGCTGAATGCCATGTATATGCTGAAGGTGCAGAAAACAAAAAACGGTATTCCCTATGTGGCCGGGATTGGTGCGGGGATTGAGGATGTTGATGGTCAGACCCTGAGTAACATTCTGCTGCAGGCCGATCGCATTGCGATGATTACCCCGGAGAACGGCAACACCACGCCGCTGTTTGTGGCGCAGGGGAATCAGCTGTTCATGAACGACGTGTTCCTGAAGCGACTGTTTGCGGTGAGCATCACGTCATCCGGCAATCCTCCGACGTTTTCCCTGACGCCGGATGGCAGGCTGACAGCCCGCAATGCGGATATCAGTGGAGCCATCACGGCGAATACCGGCACGCTCAATAATGTCACCATTAACGAGAACTGTGTCATCAGAGGGAAACTGTCTGCAAACCAGATTGAAGGCGATCTCGTTAAAACAGTGGGTAAGGCTTTCCCTCGTGACTCCCGTGCACCGGAGCGTTGGCCATCAGGAACCATTACCGTCAGGGTTTATGACGATCAGCCGTTTAACCGGCAGATTGTTATTCCGGCGGTGGCTTTCAGCGGTGCCAGACATGAGCGGGAGAACAGCGATACTTATTCGTCATGCCGCCTGATAGTGAAGAAAAACGGTGCTGAAATTTATAACCGTACCGCGATGGATAATACGCTGGTTTACAGTGGTGTTATTGATATGCCTGCTGGTCGCGGCCACATGACGCTGGAGTTTTCTGTATCAGCATGGTGGGTAAATGGCTGGTATCCCACAGCAAGTATCAGCGATTTGCTGGTTGTTGTGATGAAGAAAGCCACTGCAGGCATCACGATTAGCTGAATTTTATAACCCCAATACGGGCGCCAGAAATGGCGCCTTTTTTATTGCAGAAAAGCGAGAGGTAATTATGCGTAAATTATGTGCTGTTATTCTGTCCGCAGTAGTCTGGCTGGTTGCCGCTGGTACGCCAGCGAGCGCAGCAGAGCATCAGTCCACACTAAGCGCCGGGTATCTTCAGACCCACACTGATATGCCAGGAAGCGATAATCTGAACGGGATTAACGTGAAATACCGTTATGAATTTACGGACACGCTGGGGCTGATTACGTCTTTCAGTTATGCCGACGCAGAAGATGAACAAAAAACGCATTACAGCGATACCCGCTGGCATGAAGATTCCGTGCGTAACCGCTGGTTCAGCGTAATGGCGGGGCCGTCTGTGCGCGTGAATGAATGGTTCAGCGCGTATGCGATGGCGGGTGTGGCTTACAGCCGTGTGTCGACTTTCTCCGGGGATTATCTCCGCGTAACTGACAACAAGGGGAAAACGCACGACGTGCTGACCGGAAGTGATGACGGTCGCCACAGCAATACCTCTCTGGCGTGGGGGGCTGGCGTGCAGTTTAACCCGACCGAATCCGTGACCATTGACCTTGCTTATGAAGGTTCCGGTAGTGGCGACTGGCGAACGGATGCATTTATTGTTGGTATCGGATACCGTTTCTGACAACAGACGCCGATTTATCTTCTGTAAATATTGTTATGATACGCAGGTTCATCCGCCTTATGGGGTGAACTGCGTTTGAGGAAACGTAAAGTTACACTGTCCTGAAGCCCGTGGCGTCACTGCTGCGGGCTTTTTTTATTGGTGGAAAAGTATGACAGTAAAAATTTCTGGCGTGCTTAAAGATGGCACAGGAAAACCAGTACAGAACTGCACCATTGTGCTGAAGGCCAGACGGACCAGCAGCACGGTGGTGGTGAACACGGTGGCCTCTGAAAATCCGGATGAAGCCGGGCGTTACAGCATGGATGTTGAGTATGGCCAGTACAGCGTCACCCTGCTGGTTGAAGGTTTTCCACCTTCACATGCCGGGACCATTACCGTCTATGAAGGTTCCAGACCAGGTACGCTGAATGATTTTCTCGGTGCCATGACGGAGGATGATGCCCGTCCGGAGGCACTGCGCCGTTTTGAGCTGATGGTGAATGAAGCGGCACGTCATGCCGGAGCGTCATCACAGAGTGCAGCGGCGGCAAAGAAATCCGAAACGGCAGCAGCCTCATCGAAGAATGCAGCGAAAACCTCAGAAACGAATGCAGCTAACAGCGCACAAGCGGCAGCGGCCTCGCAGACTGCATCGGCAAACTCCGCGACAGCAGCCAAAAAATCAGAAACCAACGCGAAAAATAGCGAGACAGCCACAAAGGCCAGCGAAAAAAACGCAAAATCCAGCCAGACGGCAGCGAAAACCAGTGAGACGAATGCCAAAGACAGTGAAGCCAACGCAAAGGTGAGCGAAACAGCGGCGGCGAACTCGGCGAAAGCATCGGCAGCAAGCCAGACGGCAGCAAAAGCAAGTGAAGATGCTGCCAGAGAATACGCAAACCAGACAGCAGAGCCGTACAGATATGTTTTACAGCCGCTGCCGGATGTGTGGATACCCTTTAATGATTCGCTGGATATGATTACGGGCTATTCTCCGGGTTATAAAAAAGTGAAGATTGGTGATAATGTGGTTCAGGTTGCCAGTGATAAACAGGTTAATTTCAGTCGCGCATCAACGGCAACATATATCAACAAATCTGGCGAACTGAAAACGGCGGAAATTAATGAGCCACGATTTGAGTGTGATGGCCTGCTTATTGAGGGGCAAAGAACGAACTTCTTCCCGAACAGTACAGACCCTTCGAAGTGGAATAAGTCAACTTCACTGGACGTTACAGAAACAGGCACAGATAGTTTCGGGTTTAATTATGGCCGGTTTGTCGTACAGGATTCGATTGTTGGTACAAGTAAAGCGCATACCATTATCGGACTGTATTCGAGTACCGGAGGGGTTGATACTTCAGGGGACGAAAAGCATGTAACTATATCCTGTCGGGTAAAAAGTGAAGTTGATAATATCGCCGTTCGTATTTTATTTGAACATTATGATGGGGAGGTAAGGACATCAATAGGAGCAGCAAACCTGAACCTTACCACCCGCATAATTAGCAAGACAGGTCAGACAAGCCGTGTTACAGCAAGGTCTGTTAAGGATGATGCAACTGGCTGGATATTTTTTGAGGCTACATTAAAAGCAGATACAACAGAAAATACGGTTGGTGGTTTTGTCCAGTATTCTCCGGATACAGGGCAGATGGTTGCATCAGGGGATTATCTCGATGTAACCACTCCACAGATTGAGGCTGGTACAGGCGCATCATCTTTTATTGTTACGGGGACGGCACCGGTAACGCGGGCAAGCGATATGGTTACAGTTCCGATTAAGAATAATCTTTATAATCTTCCTTTTACGGTTCTTTGTGAGGTACATAAGAACTGGTATAAAACGCCAAATGCAGCACCGCGTGTTTTTGACACATACCGGCATCAGGCAGATGCGGGGATCGTAATGGGGTTTGGTTCATCAGGTGGGTACGACGGTTTTCCGTATTGTGATATAGGTGGTTCAAACCGACGAATAAATGAAAATGCCGGGCTGGAAAAAATGCTTATTGGTATGCGGGTAAAGTCCGAACGGTCCACATGTGTAGTCAGTAACGGTAAGTTAAGCAGCGAAACTAAAACCAAATGGGAATATATCCGGAGTACAGCAACCATTCGCATTGGTGGACAAACTACAGCAGGATTACGCCATTTATTTGGGCATGTGAGGAATTTTCGTCTCTGGCATAAAGAGCTAACAGATGCGCAGCTTGGGGAGGTTGTGGAGTGAGAGATTTCACGTTGCGTTTCAGTGATAAAGCAGATTTCAGGGCATTTCTCAGGAAACTTAACTGGGAAGAGGACGAAGAGCTGCAGAATGCCGTTCTGGTTGATGAGATTGGTTTTACGTTCAGTGAGTCAGGTGTTTCTGCTGACGGGGAGCCTGAATACACGCGAGACGAAGGGTACTTTGTTAATATTCGTCTTCTTGACGATGGCTTTGATGAATCCGTGTTCCGTGAGTGGGTGGTTACACCAGAGCGCCCGCTCAGGGAGTGGTTTTAAGGGGAGCAGATGGATATCACGCCGATACTTCATGCAATTTGTGCTGTGGCGGTACAGGGGCTGGTTGGGTGCATTACCGGTGACTGGGCTTATGGTGCAGCCATTGCCTGTACGTTTTTTGTTGCCCGCGAATATACCCAGGCAGAATATCGCTGGATTAAGCGTTTTGGTGATGGTCACCGACATAAGATGCCGTGGTGGGGCGGTTTTGATCCGCACGCGTGGGATGTGGCAAGCCTGATGGATTTTGTGGTGCCGGTGGTGGCCTGTGCGGGATTGTATGGCTGTATGCTGATTTTTAGCTGAAAAAAAGGGAGCGCTCAGGCTCCCCAATCGGAAGAAATCGCTTGAAACGACAAGCTTGTTGTTACGCCCTCTAAGAATGTTATATAAAACATGCCATTGCCGTGATTATGATCGCGTTTAATAAAGAGGGGGTAGCCCATATTTTGCACGAGCGCGGTTGCATGCTTCATTCACGATGCCGTGTTCTCCGGACATCGGAAATTCTCTGCAGGTGGATGAGCGATGTTCATAAATGCTGCAGTAGGCATTGACTCCCGGTTGGCCGATCAGGGCCACACAGCGAGGATTTTTCTGGTTAGTGCCCTGCATGCATTGATGGTAGGGAGAGATTTGTTCTGTCATCGTTACGGGGATGGTGCCGCCAGCATCATCTGTTTCAACCCAGTAAAAAGAGACGCGGAAAAATGCACAACAGGCACCACACGTCATACATGGATTAGGATTGTTCATACTTTTATTGCTTTAGCATCAATGAGTTATTATTACAGATGTAACTGCAGAATTATGAATGGCATTCTGATATTTCTTTTATCATTTTGTTTACTTTTTATTTACTTTTGTAACTTGAAAAAGTGCTGTCTATGGTCAATTAATTATAATGCAATCTATGAATTGCAATCCCATAATTACTTTTAATGGTGACTACTATGACTAAATGTTCAAACCTTAGACAGCAGATTATGGATGATGTACAAAGAAGATATGGAGAATATCTTGATAAGGATAAAGTATCTTGTATTACAAGCAAGATAGCTGCGGCAGAAAATAAATACCCAGCAAAAACTACATTAGCTAGTGCAATATTTTATATAAAAGTAGACACTCAGATCACCAGTGAAGGTGGAAAACATTTTTCGGGAAATGCAGGAGGATTATCATCTCCAGGTGGTGGTGTGCTGTTTGGTGACTTATATACAGATGATTTGGATGATCTGTATACAAATACGGTTAGCTTCCAGATAACAATGACCCCTGTATTTTGTAGTGTATTGTTTTTTGATTCTGCATCAAATCTTTTGGGGCATTTCGAGGGAGGTGGTGTGTCAACAGTATCGGGTGTTGCAGGTGGCACAGGCTCGTGGTCCTGA